CAAGTCCATCTCTGATTCTTCTCTAGTAATTTTTAAGTTCAGCTCCCAATACTTAGGCGGGAGATCTCTTCCAAACATTGCAAGGCAAGGGTAGTTTACAGAGTGGATAAGAAGTTGTTGGAAAAACTGGCTTTGTATTGATCCATAGTGATCGTGAGATTTGTACACAAGATAATCAGCTAAAGGAATTGGATCAGTTCTTAGATTGTAAATTCTCTTAACACGATCTTTCAAGTGAGCGAATACTTCAGGATGATATGTAGCGACTGACACATCTCCGAATAGATCATCTATTGCGAAGCGGATCGTTGGTTCAGTGCATACAGCGTCACCGAGACCGCCGCCAACTACTATCAAAACATTCTTATGCGAATTCCTCAGATAAGCTTCTTGGAGCCGTACCGATGGGATCTGGTTTGTTTTTTTCATATTTTAAAGCTCTCCTAACTTTTGATAAAACTTCTTCAGGTGAAATTGAGTCCATACACTTTGGAGTTCCGTAGTCTAGTGGACATTTAACATTCCAATGATCTGAGGTCCAAAAGCAGTCAGTACAAAATGAACTTGATATATTATAATTCTCTGGATAACCAAAAAACTTAACTGGTGTTGGCCCAAACATAACCACTGAAGGCACTCCCATTACGTGGGCAGCATGAACAAGTCCTGAATCTCCATCGATGTGTAGTGAGCTTGCCTGCAATATTGCAAGTGATCTGTGTAGTCCAGTTTGATTTACTAAGCACACATCAACATTTGGAATTTTTCTAGAGTTCTTTCCACCAAGCTGAACGATATGGAAGTCTGGAAACTCTTTTTTAATCATTGAAGTAAGTGTTCCCCATTGCTCCATTGACCAAGTTTTGGTAGCACGTCCACCTTCTGGAAGAGGGTTATTATTATCAATGCCATCGTGGACAGTAATTGTTTTTTTATATGTAACAAAAAATGGTTGGATCTTTTTAGACAAGGTTCCATAGCTAGGAAGTCCCATCATGTAATTTGCCACAGTATATCTGTCCAATCCCATTTTAACACAGTGATCGGCCATGTGGTTGTCTGTATGAGGGTGGGTTGTAATGAAGGTCTTCCAGCGATCTGATGAGATGACCATTCTATTTTTAATGAACATTTCTTCAAGGGCATCGTTTTCAAAGCTCTCAAAGTTTTCAGCTAAAATAAAATTAGCCATAGTACAAATCCAAATCAGGTACGTGTAACTCTTCATATCGTTTGAGTGATAGACAGTGTGGTCAGAATAGATTCTAGCCACTTCAGGATGCGAGCAATAAATCTCAACGGGTCCACACATCTGAGCTATTTGATTTACAGTCTGAAGGGCTACAATCGTATCTCCAATTCCACCAGTTAGGTAAATTGGAATCTTTTTTGGCTGAACACCAGCCTTAATTTTCATTCTCATGCCACGAGTCTCAACTTGGGCCTGTGTATTTGCTGAACTTATTTTTAGAGCTTGGATTCTAGAATGTGACATAACTCAAATCCATTCCCTTTTTAAAAAGCTTCTTATAGGAAACGTACGCAAGCTCCTTGTCTCTATCATCTAAGTGTGGGTACTTAATTGAAATATATTTCAAAGCAAAATCTTTAGATATTTTCTCTTTTTTGTTGAAATCAAATTCGATGTCAGCAAGTTTAAATCCTATTATTTTTAAAGTCCTTCTCCAAATAGTTGAATCACGATCTTCTATATAGCGAACTCCCATAAAAAAACCGTGGGCTGCTGAATTGACTGCGATACTCGCCGTAACTAAATTCCCAACCTTGCAGTTATCTTCAACGAACTCCGATGCGTATTTTGTGGCAACTGTTTGTAGTCTCTCATCTGAAATATATTTCATAAGCCCTTCCCCCTTGCTCTTGATTCTTTTTCTCTGGATTCTTTTAAACGCTTTGATACTTCTGTTTCAAACATTTCTTTGTAGCTTCTCTCTGTGTCTTCTTTGCCTTTTAGATAACCTTTAAAAAAAGCTGATGACTCAAAACGATCTCTCAAGTTTGGGAATGGGTAAGCCAGTGCGAAGTGAATGAATCTGAACAATCTCATTAAGTTATTCAACCCGATTGGGTAACAAACAAAAGAATTTGTCTCAATGCTTTCGTAACATAGACCATACCACTTTGGTACTTCACAGCCTCTAGGTACGAACTTCTTTAGGCTCTTTGTCTTTTTCTGCATAATCCCTCTCCATTTGTACTACATCTTTTCCAAATTTAAAGATGTCTAGTTTCGCTCTCATAGCTGAAACAACTTGCCTTCCGCATTCAGCTTGCGCCCTTACTCTCTCTGGATCAAACAACCTCACTGTATTTGAGTCGTTCTCTGTTACTCTTTTCATCGAGGTAAGTAATTGCTTGCTCAAATCTGTTAATATATTCAGAGAACTCAATACGTCCAGCTTCAAATTCTCTGATAAGCTTTGTGAGTCCTGTAGTTGGATCGTCCCTTCTTCTTTTTTCTCGCTGTAAGAGGGCGAGGTGTTCTCGGTTTTCTCTTGCCCAAATTCTTCTACGCTCTCGAATTCGTTCTCTGTTCTGTTTAGTGTATTCAGACTGTCTCTTAAGGACGGCTTCTCTTCTTTTCCAATAATATTTTCTTGATCTGAGTCGCTCCCGCTCTGGCTGAGATTTGCGATCTTCTCTTTTATCTTGGAGATGTTTCTGTCTCCATTCTGGGTCTGCATATTTTTTCCTTTTTCGTTCTCGGTCGTAAGCTTTTCGCTTCTCGATCCCTTCTGTTGTTCTTCCCATTCCTCTTCCCAATCAATGCACTCAACTGAACAGTGCTGCTGGCTGTCTGTATTCCCAACAACGAACTCCCCGCCACATCTGATACAATTTGAGATTCTCCCCTTCTTATACATTACTTGCTTATGATCCTTACTTTTCTAAGTTGAGTGAATTTATCTTTTACAAGCTTTACAACGATCTCCTCGAACTCTTCATCTGGGCTAAAATACTTGCTAAGGATCGCACACATTCCACCAACGAACGTTGATAAATAAGTATTCAGCATATAGATCACTGAATCATCTACCTCTCCTGCGCTTGGATTAGGTTTTTTTGGTAGATCATTTCTCGTCTTACGAATAATCATATCGAAGCCGTTCTCCAATTCACCAACGAACTGTAGACAATCTCCGTTCACTTTCTTTTGCCATGGTTCATATTTATTTGTTTCCATTTACCCCTAACCTTTCTTCATAAAAATTTAATCCGCTTACAAAACCAACGGCTGCCATATTAAGCTGTGCCATTTTATCTGGGACATTTATATTTTTAAATTTCTCTTTATCTAATCTCTCTACGAACTTAGTTGAATGATCTTGCTTTTGATACTGATCCATTGGAGCTGGAACAACCTTGTGCTTGATAAACAAATAAATGATGTCGTTGAAACAGTTGTCCGAGAACCCATGTTGTTTTTGTAGTTCAAGAACTTCCTGTCTATATGCCTCTTCTTTTGTAATACTCATATTTTCCTCACTAATTTTTTAACACCGAAACGGTCTTCAAATTCAAATCCTTTTTCTTCGAGAACCAGCACAATGCTAGGACACAGAATGCTAAGTTTATACCAACCATGGTTGTGCTGATAGTTATGGTGGTTTCTGCACATCTGTAAAATATTTTCCTCAACATCGTCGCCCCCGGTTCCCACCGATTTAATATGACATGGATCAGTTAATTGGTGGCACCCCGGTACTAGGCACTTCTGTCGGCGAAACTTCTCTAGCGTTTTCTGGGACTTGATTCTCTTCTTCTTTGGTAGCATTTTCATTTCCATAAGTTTGGTTAAATACATCAGCCGCACTTTGAGTCTTCTCTTCTCTGTATGGAGTAATGTCTGGCGCAATATCAAAGTCGTATTCAGCAATCAATACACCAACCTTTGCTTCAGGAAATACAAAGTTTACACCTAGAGCTTGGGCTTTTCTCATTAGCATTACCTTAAGAGCTTTCATCCAAGGTGAATCCATATTTGGAATCTGACCTAAGTTTTGACCATTAACCCAATTTGCTTTCGTTGGCGGGTACTGTCCTGCGACCTTTGCTTCTTCTAAAGTGTATGAGAAAGATTCTTCATCACGACCTTCTCTTTTTACGTCACAAATTCCTGCGAAAGGTTCTTTATCTAAGTTTTTATTCTTAACACAAATTTCTTTGTAATCTTTATCAACAACATAGACTTTAAATTTCTCAACCTTACCCGTTCTCTCCGCAAGCGTTCTTGGGAACTCTCCGTAGATAGTCATTTGACCTTTGATAATTGCAATGTGATTTAAAGCAAGCTGCCAAGTATCTCCCATTAGAGATTTTGACAAATTGTATGCGGCTAATTTTTGCTCGTTTGTTTTAAATCTTTCTGGGAATGCTCCACCTTTTCCTAAAAAGCCTATCACTGCTGAAAGCTCTTTATGGTCTTTTGGAGCCATAATTTGATTATCACTTAATGCGATTGCATTTGATTTTGGTTCTTCTACTGGCGGTTTCTCTGCCGCTTGATCTATTGTCTGCCCTTCCGTTTGTTCCATCCCTTTGCTCCTTTAAGCTAAAATATTTTTAATCTTTCCTTCGAGTCCCTTATCACCTAGTAGTGATAAAAATTGTCTACGTGTCTGCTCCCATTCAGGAGTTTTGCCAAGCTTCATCTCGGCTAAATCCATTATCATTCCTCTGTAAAATTCTATCGTTGTAATTACTTGTCCTTTTTGAGTGGACAACGGCGCTTGAGGCGTACTTTCCCTTGGGCCTTTTCGTAACTTTGTAACTTCCATTGTTCCTCCGAGTTCTAAAACCTATGATAATTCAATTGAAAAGTTAAGTGTAAAATTGTAATTCATGCAATTAAATCCATTATGGTGTAAGTTCTGTTTAGCCACCCTTTCAAATATTTAATTTGGCTTGGGTTCGATATTACAATTCCAACGTAACGCATCTGTACAAGCTTCACGAATTTAAGCATAAAGCGGGTTCTGTGAGCCGTGTTGATAGCTGAAGCAGTCAAAGGACCCATCACACCATCTACTCTTACTCCAGCCGATTCTTGTGCGAATTTTACAGCATATCCAACGCCCATGTTCACTCCTATATCGAATATAGTTGTGGCAATATTATTGTCCATAACAAGGTCGAGTTTCATCTTAGCCCAATACAGCTTGTGGTAAACTGTGGCGGCCTCTAAGCGTGTCATTGCTTTAAGCTCATCAACTGTACCCTGTCTGCCCAAAAACTCGCTGTAAGTTCTTAAAGTGATTCCCATGTGGGTTGCGCCACCACGATCAATTGGATCGTCTGTAAACGCCATGCCCTCGTTTTTTAAAACGTGCTCTAGTGATTCTTCAAAATTAGCCATGATGCAATACTCCTGTTTTATGAAAATTATCTACAACTTTCTCTGCTATTGATTTCACTTCATTAACGTGTGTTTCATAATCTACGCCCATATCTTTATCAATTAGGTATTTATAGAATCCTTGCTGTAATTTCTTTTCAAGAGCGAGGGCTATGTCTATTCCAATTTTTAGATTGATTTTCTTAAACCCTTGTTTTTTAAGATGCTTTCTAAGCCTCTTTCTTTTCTTCATGTTGTTCATTCAGCTACCTTTTTCAAAATACTAAATGCAACCCTTCCATCTTCTAGATCGTACAACCATCCAATATCAAACTGTGCCTCTCGACCAGTGTATCCATTTGGTTCACGAAACTTTTTTATGTTAAATTCAGGGCACATATACGATTCAATCGTTGGGTCCCACTCTCTCAAAAGAACCTTTTCACCAGTGTGATATTGTCTATCGTTTAATCTAATTTCAAAAGTCTTTCTACCTTCGAGAATTTCTTCAAAGTAAACGGGCCATATTTTTAGATCATGTATTTTCATATCTCTCTCCCAATCCTAATCTGTGTAAAATGTCTGGATCTATTTTAGCTAAATGATTTGTTCGGCCAGTTTGAATCTTTGCATATCTAAACCCTGCTGGCTTCTCGTATGGAAATTCAGCTATACGTTCTTTGCAGTAAGATGCTCTGTAAACAAACTCTTCTATTAAGATTTTTAAGCACTCGTGACACGTAACTTTTTGAAACGCAAATGTGCTGCTTTGACTTTTAGGTAATTGAACTCTTCTCTTCTGGCAGTAGATCATTTCCATTTGAACCCTCCTGCCATCATCCCTAACAGATCCGTACCTGTTCCCCTTGCTCATGTGTACCATTACATATATTCCTTTTCATATAACTTTACCGCTTCTTCAATTAAGTCTTCGCAAAATAGCTCTAGGCATTTACTTAAACCATTTTCTCCGTCTTCGTAATCTGCGGCTTTTTCAATTAAGTATTTTAAAACTTCTTTTCTTTTTTCATCCATTAAAGTTGCCTCAATGCCATTTGTGGTTCTGGCTGTTTATCTACCTGTGGGACATTCAGAGCTTGTTCTATTTTCTTTTGTCTCTCACGTCTTTTGATCTCTTCTTTTTTACCACGATTCTTTTTCTCATCTTCTACAATAGCAAGTCTCAATCTTCTGTTACATTCACGGGCAACATCAGATGGGGTACTGCAATTCATTACAATTTCTTTAGCACTAATGTCGAACCTATCTTTAAGTATTCCTTCAGCTATTTTTAACAGAGCAGATTGTGGTGGCAGAGGTACTTCTAAAATAACATCGAAGCGTCTTTTGATTGCTGGATCAATTCTCTCGAACAGGTTGGTGCAAGCTACGATTAATCCTCTCGGCCTGTTGTTATCAAAAGAAGTTAGAATAGTATTTACAATTCTGTTCTCTGTTCTGCCAGCTCCGTCTTCGCTATCACCACGCTTTGTAGCAATTGAATCGAACTCATCTATCAGAAGAACGTGGGTGTTTAAGTAAGCTGATTTAAGCATTCTATCAATGTTACCCTCCGATGTTCCAAGCGTTGATCCAACTACGTTAGAGCAAGAAACTAAATAAAGCGGTAACTTAAAAAGTGCGGCAAGCCCGTGAGCTACAGAAGTCTTTCCACATCCAGGTGGGCCATGAATGAGAATTGTTTTTCTAGGCACTAGCCCATTTGCCACAAGAGCTTCTTCGTACTCGTGGTCTTCTGCTATCTCAACCAGAGTTCTTTGGACTTCTTCTGGAAGAGTCAGATCATGTAATGTATGTTTAACTTTCAGTAGCTCTGGTGTGCTCATCGTAAAATTCCTTTAATTCTTTAAATATTTGATTTTGAGTTTCACTGAACTCACCAGCAAACCCGCCCAACATATCAATTGCTCTGTGCAACTTTTTTAAAACTTTTTCTTTTTTAACTATGGCATTGGCTGTTTCGAGTGTGCATCTGTCTGAGTAATTTTCTAAGTCAGCTATTTTTTTATCTACTTCTTTTGCAGCATAGAACTTTACACACTCTTCATTGAAATCAGTTGGCTCAATCGGCTCTCCGCAAGTCCAGCGCATAGACATTCTTGTGTCTTTGTCTGGGTCTCCACCAAATAAAATATGCCAAGCTTTCATACAACACCGCACAGTTTTAAAATTAAGAAAATTACCAAAGCTAATATAAATGCTTCTTTTTTATAGCTTTTTACTGGAACCCTAACTGGCATTGATCTTCTCTCACATGAATAACTAACCCCAACAATCGGAGAACTTCTAGATTCTTCTTTACGTTCGCTCATTTTTTCATCCTCAAACATCTCTTGCACGTTACTCTTAACTTCTTTTCTTTTAATCCTGTTTTACAATAATTGGTTGAATTACGATCATCTAAAACCCATCTCTCTGGTTGCCAAGCTCCGCAATTTGACTTTGTAGTCCTCCAATGCCAATTCAATCTATGGACAACTTTCATATTGGATCATCCATTATTAATTTACTTGGTTTTAAGCCATTGAAGTTCTTTGATCTGTATTCTTGAATCCACTTATCAACTTCTTTCATTACAGACATATAGGCTGGCGATGGTGTCATCGTTACTTCTTGTCCAGGCTTGTACGTTCTCCAAACTTTATTTCTTAGATCGTTTGGCAATTTAAACCAATGCTCTTTGCATCCCCACATGGCCGGAGGTACTTGCTTTCCACACATCGGCCAGTGACAAGTATGCGGTCTAGTTTGTGGTTGTGACTTTACATATTCTACTTTTGATCCAGACATAACAGCTCTGCACTCCTTACAGTCTACTAATTTTCTTTTAACATGGGTATTCAGATCACCTAGCTTATATGACTTACAAGAAAGCTTAAGGTGATATGGTCCCCAATGAATTGTTTTATGTTCCAACTTCTTTCCACTCAATCTTAACCTTAAGGTTTAAATCAGGAAAAGTATTGTGCTCTTTTACTTCACAAATAGACATCATTGGCGCTGAGAAAGATACCTTGCTCTTCTGTGATTCAGGAACGTTCTCGGCTGTGTTCAACACTTTGTCGCACACTCCACATTTTGCAGTTGCGTTGTATAATTTCTCACCCATTTTGAGCCGCCAATTTCAGTCTGACTTTATGACTATTTCTCTCCATTTTATCTTTCAAAGAAAGCTTTTGGTATGAAGCGTTCCTAGCTTCTGCTTCAGCTCTTTTCTTTGCTCTCTGTTCTTTAAGTCCTCTTTTTGGTTTGTCCAAGCTCACGCTATTCTCCTTGTTCTATTAGTTTGGTTTTTGCTTCTTTAAAATCACAGTCTAAAATAATACCGACGATTGTCGCTGCCCACATTTGATCCATGTAAGGTTTGCAATACTTTAAAATCTTTTTAATTTCTTCATCTCGCTGCCCGAATCCAATTCTAGCTCCGTCTATAAGGTATGGCCTTGCTTCGTCAGGTCTTCTGAAGTGTCCCATGTCTATGTATTCATCAATTCTTTTTATCAGCTTGTCGTGTTGTTCTTTAGTCATTTGCTCTCCAAGTCTTTAAGGGTTGCAATAAATTCATCGTTATATTTCTCAAACAATCTGTTCTTTACTTTCTCAAGATGGGCCACAACTTTGGTGTGCTTCTCGATTAGTTTATTTAAACACTCCATACAAGTGACCTCATGGTAGTCGAATGATCTATCAGTGTAGTGAGTCTCTTGACCACAAGCTGATGTGTAGTTATCAATCCCCCCTGCGTGTATCAAAAATAACCTCCGTCGAAATCATCAGGCGGTAAATCTTCTTCTGGTGGGATGTCAGCATCTTCTTTATCTGCCTCTTCCATTCGATCTCTATAGTAATTATCTTTTCCGTGGTCTATATCTCCATAGCACATAGAGCAAGTTCTTTGCCCTTCAGATACTCGGCTACCACATTGTGTACAGTAACTAGGTTTCACTCATTAGCTCCCTCATGCCATCTGCTTCTTCTAAGCGATCTTTACGTTTGTTGCCTTGGTACTTTCCTTCTTCTTGAAGCTTCTGTCTTACTCTACGAACTGATTCCATTGTCGGCGTGTCTTCGTGCATGATTACAGCCTTCAAAGCTTTGTACCCTTCTTCACCTAAAGCGGTTTTTAAATTGTGGTACTGAACAAGGTAGCCAAGCCATAGCAACTTATCTGAATCTCTAGTGATCGGAAACTTGTTTAGAATCTTCTCAACCTTAGATTTTATTGTTACTACAGCTTCTGTCATTCTCATTGATGCTCCAATGGTAAATCAAACTGGTTTGGATCAATGTAAGGAGGCTCTATAATATCTTCCTCTGACTTGGTGTGAACACTGTAGGCTTCGCATTGATATTCTTCCCACAGGTGCTTTTCTAATTTAGATACAGCCTCTTCTTCGTCTTCAGCTTCACACTTAAAGCTTTCTCGATCAGTAACTTCATAGGTTGCGCTCACATCAAACTTAAACTTTTTCATTTTTCTTTTTAACCTTTTTTTGTTTAAACTTATCTAATGCTTCAAACTTCTCTTTCATTACTTTTTTAAAATTGTCTTCAAAGCCTCTAAATGTTTCTCTCATAATTTCTTCTAACAGGTCTTGGTTCGTATTATCAACACTCCAAACCCTAAGCGTTCTAAATATTTCATCTCGGGCTTTCTTTACGTTATGATCCCTTAAATTCTCTAAGTGATTCATTTCAGTTCTTACTTCATCTAACTTCTTACCAAGATTTCCACGGAACACGTTGTACATTTCTTTGATTTCTGTTTTGAGAAGATTCTGTTTTTCTACTTCCATCCTGCTTAAACGACGGAACTCTTTACTCATTTCCTTTCCGTTCATCAGTAAAGCTAGGTAGTCTTCATAGCCCAAAGGGAAATCTTTGTTGTTAACTCTCGGGGCGTGTTTCTTTTGTCTCCAAACAGTTTTAAATCTTACAATCCCAACCTGTTCTTGGGCTGCGAACTCTTCTGCTTTTTTACTTACCTTTGGGCCTAGAGCAAAATAAACTCTGTGTGCAATTTTAAAATACTTTTCAAACTTTACTTTTTTAATATCTTGGTAGAGATCGTTGTCTGATATTTTTATCTCATAAACTCTTATCTCAAAATTTGCATAAGACTTTCTGATCGCCAGTACATCTGGAATGCCATCGGTTGAGTTAGCCAAATGTGGCTCTGGGTAAACTAACCAAAGGCCAGTGTCTAAGCTTCTTGCAAATGAATGTACTGCTTCGTTATGGGTCATCTATGAAGCTCCTTAAATTTCTTACACGAGTTTACAACCCGCTTGCACATCTCAACATCAAACATTCCAATGTGAGTATCTCTTCCTGGTATTCCAAGTTCGTTACTTAACCAAGCATAGGCTTCCTGCCTTCTCATCTCTCCATTTCTCCATAGCGGGTCAAATTCTCTGTGAGCGGCACTCTTCCATCCACGTAATTCTTTGTTGGCTAAACGTCCCAATGCTTTGTTTGTACCGGGATGGCAGCCCACGTAGGCTTCGCATGGTTCGCAAAGGTAAAAGAACTTTGAATATAAATCAGGTCGGTGAGGGTACATCCGTTTACCCGTCACCATCTGAGGTTCTTTACCGCAATAATCGCAGATAACTTTATTGTTCATACTTTTTTAAGCTCTCTTTTATTCTAAGATTTTCTTCATTGTTAGATTGAAGCATACGAAGAAGCTGGTTCTTGCTATTGTTCTTTGATTCATTGAATTTTTTCTGTACTTCTGAGTTGAATTTTTCCAAACCGCCACATTGATTTGCAAGCTTCTCGTCGATGTGAAAGTGGGCCGATTTCTCATTGTAAGTTTTGATAATAAAATCAATAGCTTCTTGTTCTTCTTTAAAGAACTTACACTCTGATCTACTGCCACTGTCATCTGAATATTGACCAATGTACGATTTAAACTCTGGTCTTCTTCTATCAAATAATTGTTTTCTTGATCTGAACGAAAGCAGACAAAGCTCTCCGTCGTAATCTTTTGCTTCTTCAAATGGTATTAATTGAAGGCTTGAATAACTAAATTTAACAATCCACTTGAAATCACCTTGAACAAAATCAATTAGCTCTTGTAGTGCATTCCACTTTCCAGCTTCTTTTTTGGCTAAATCCTTTGCTTGGTTTATACACTGTAATTCTGCTCTATGAAAATCTTGTTCCTTTTGAAGTTTAACTCTGTATTCTCTTCTTTGTTTCTCAAAATCTTCTGCGATATTGATTTTAGTTTTAGTCAGAGCCTTTGTTTCTACTGGCAAATAAATCTCTTTTGTTTCATGGTATCCATCGTCTTGATCGTAACCATCTGAAACGTGTATAGAAACTAATGATTCTGTTTCATCTATTTGGCAAATAAAATTGCAATGCTCGTTATTGTAATAACACTCTTCATACTTTTTAAATTTTACCTGTTCCATTACTTCCACTTCGCTTTCAATTCTTGTTCTTCTTTTCTTTTTGCCCAAAGCTCTTTAGCTTTTTTCTTTCGCTCTGCTTTTTTAATCTCTATCTCTCTCTCTTCAGTTTCTTTTCTGATGAGTTCTAGCTCGGCCATGATCTTAGGTTGCCATGGGCCTTCTTTTCTCCACGTTCCAGTCCAGTACACATCTATAATTCTACAATCTATTGGCCTTGGCTTTGGATCACCTTCAGAACAAGAATGATTGCCTGGCCTTGTCCATTGTGCATCTGGATTTTCCGCTATACTAATTTGGCTGTAATTATGGGTATTATGTTCATCTACAAAAAGAATTCCGTTTCTTAGCAAGCCACTTGGATGGTATCTGTACGAGCTACCAGACCACGTGCCTTTAACTCCCGCCCTAACGGCTCTTTGAATAATAGACAACAAAGTATTTGTCTCTAAATTGAATTTATCCATTCCATTCCTTCCCTTTAAAATAGACACCGCTCTAACTCGGCGGTGAGCCTCAAGTCTTTTCTTCCTGAGTGAAAATGCTAAACTCTCTCTGCAGAATTACTGCCCAACAAGCTCCACAGAAGTTCTTGTCAGGAGATCCGTATCTGGCATACGGAGGCCATAGGTTCTGGTGTAGGTGGAGGGAGTCGAACCCTCGTCCATAAATTTCTCAACAAATCATCTACAATCATGTTCGGTTTAAGTCCGACAACTTATTCAGGGCTACTGGAGCCTCCACCAAACAGGTTGTTAAAGTCCACTGTCATTGACCTGCATTCCAACTTTCTGTTCCCAAGGAGTTGGCCCTCGGCAATTTAACTTCCTAAGAAGCTAATTGCATTGGTGCTTCGTGAGAAGTGCCAATTAAAATTTGATCAAGTATTAAGGTGTCTGATCATCACCTGATTGCAAATTTGCCTTGTCCTCCATGTCGAAACCATTACACCCACTAATTTAGCGGAAACTTTAAATCAAAAAGCTTCCAAATAATTATCAATACAATAACGATAGCAATTCCAAACAACCATGCGCCAAGACCGCCTGTCTCATAGGTGCCCATCTTTTTTGCGACTCCTAATAAACCAACTGATCCCATCATAAATCTGCTACCTTTGTGGCGTGTTTCTCAAAAATATCTTTGTTTAAAAACTGATAGTCTTTCATGTCCGGTCCTCTGACCATGTAACCAACACACTGGAGATTCACCATCTTCATTCCTATTGTGTCTCCAACATCGAGTTCGTATTTATCTGTGGTTACTTTAACTTTATGTTTCAGGTAAACGGGAAGGCACTCTAGTTCGATGCCCTTGTCTGTTACCCACGCTGAAGCTTCTAATGCTTGATCTATCATCTTGCAAGTCCTTGGTCTTTGGCGTTGTTAATTTTAGCCATCATATCTGAGCTACCACCAACATCTGGATGGTGTTTACGGGCCATATTCTTCCATGCGGCAAGGATCTCGTCTTTGCTGGCACGTTCGTTGACTTCCAATATCTCGTACCAAGCTTGGCTTTGTGGCGCTTGAATTTGGGCAAAACCTTGGAACGATCTCTCCATCATATCAGATGCTCCCCATCGCTCAATACCACGAAGGGCTTCTATTGTCTTACAGATCGCCCACAGGTTGTCTTCAACCTTGGTGTATGTATCACAAGCCAAAGCCATTGGTTTCTTCTTATAACTGAAATAAACCGCTATTCCAGGGTCTTTAGGTTGAGCCATTCCTGAATACGGCAGCCCATCTTTCCTTAAAGGAACGTTGGATGAGATCACAACATTGTAACTACCCACACCCATACGACTCAATTCACGGTACATTTCATCCCTAGCGTGAGCAAAAGAACTAACCTTAAACCGACTGCGATCACGGCTGTTCGTTCTTTTCCAGCCTGTAGGCCATTGCAATGGATATGATTCAATTATTTTTTCCATGTTCCCCTCTTCATATTGGTTCTCTAACAATTCTTTCCTCGATCAAATTTGTAAGCTGATCGAATATATAAGTTTGAAATGATCTAGTTAAATCATTGTAGCCTGTTCTCAAATGAAACAATTCTTCAATAATTGTGGACATTAAATATTTAGTGCCTTCCCTAAAAGAACTCAACGAAATAACCATCGTGTTCTCTTCTACGTTGGCATAAGCCATTGTTCTCTGTCCAAGGTCTTCTACCACTCTAATGGTATATTTTTTTAAATCAGGATAAACTTCTTCTAAAATAGTTTTACATTTATCCAACTGCTTTACTTGAATCTCACTTAGCTCTACATCAACAAGATGTTTGATGCTTTCTTTTTGGTGCTTCTGCTTGTACCAAAGCAATAAGGTTTTTGGAGTCTTATCACAATTCTTTCTGTGTAGCTCACCAACAACTTGATCAAACTCTTCTGTTGGCTCACCGTACATTGTTCTATTGTAGTTCAGCCAATCATAGTCTGCTTCGTTCTCGTAACACCCTTCAGTGGTTAAAGCTTTTTTAATCAATGTCTTATCAGACAAAAATCCAAGGTATGAGGTCATAAACCTTTTTAGCTCATTGCTGGCCGGAAGCGTTCTGTCTTCAGTTAAAGGAAGTTGCTCTAACACATTGTAAGTAAAGAAGGTTTTGTTATCTGGTTCAAATATTTTAATCCCACGATAGTAAATTACATCGCTAGAACCTTCGTATATTTCAACGTATTTGTTCTCAAAAATTGGGCTTCTTCTGTCTGATAAGATAATCTCGTCTTTCTTCCCGTACGTGTGTGACATCTCATAACCATCTACTTCGATGATCGTCTGTCCTGTTGTATCATCAATGTAAGGAATGTCTTGAGTGCTATCACCACCCTCGTCTTTCGCATTACAGTGAAGCTCTCTGAACGCTTGCCACACTTCCCAATTCTTACCAAGCTCTGTAGTAAACGGCAGTTCTTCGCCATTCATTTTTATGAAAGAGAAATCCTTTCCTCTAAATTGATCTTTGATTTTCTCAAAAACGTATTTCTTATTTCCTGAATGGATTGTGACCTTGTGGTTCTCTCTTAGCAAAATAGCGATAGCATACTTGAGTCCTGTTCCAAAGTACCCGATTGGGTTCGTACCAACCTTTGCTGAGATACCAAACATTCTAACCGCACGAATATCTATCTCACCTTCATTGTAAAAATAAACTGGACGACTCACGATGCCTCCTGCTCTTCTTTAGAAGCTGGCGGGAAGTCAAAGTATTCTGGATCACAGAACATTTCATTTGCTTCATCTGGATAACAAGGCCATTCGTTTTTAGCCACACACTCTGCATACAATCTTGTTAAGTGACTTCTCCATGCTTCACCGAGATCAATCATTGATTTGTCTAATGAGTGAACCATAATTCCGTAAGGAGCTTTCTTTTCCATTGCAACTAGATGGAATATATCTGGTCTCTCTAAGCCCATGAGCTTCGCACAATAACAATAATGGGCAACTTGCAATATATAGAATTGATTCATGCGTCCGTCTTTAAAGATTTGATTTTTAAAATATCTGTAACGAACATCAACTGAGGTTTTAAAGTCGATTAAGAATTGGTGGCGTGAGATAAAGTCTGGTCTAAATTTTAAGATCAATCCGGTCTCTGGATCTTTTACCCAACCAGAAGTCTCTTTCATTCCACCTTGTAACATATCTTTTAATTTTTTATGTTTACCAATAGAAGTGAGAACGCCAATTAAGTGATCGTGATCTTTCTGATTTAATATCGTTACATCATTAGGTAAATTCGCATACCAATTTGCTTTAAGTTCTTTTGATTCTTTACAGTTATTACTCTTCTCACCTTTTTGAGTGTAACCCCAGAACTCTGGTTCAACTAAATACTTCGATCTAAAGTCATCGCCTTCTTCGATAAAACCGTGAACTGCTTTACCAAATTCCAATGCTTTATTTTTTTTCTTTGGTTCTTTTAATGATGCTTGATAATGCGCTGGTGTTATCTTCATCAGCTTTAGAGTTGATGATCTCAACCCTTCTTGAGCGGCGTACTGTTCGTATGTTACGCCTTGATGCAATTTATTTAATTCTAATGCTTCCATTCCCGTCCCTCTTTTTCCAATCTATCTATTGTTTCGTTTTTAGTTTATCAACCTTTTTTTCTTGTCTTTCTAAATAAATTTCTGCCAACAAAATAAAGGTTCCTATTCCCGCCCAGATAGACCAATGCCATTCAATCCAAACTACCTCAAGGGCTTTCATGTACTTCTCTTTACCCAACAAATCTTGAATAAAGCCTTGATAACAGGCACATATCACAAATCCTAAAACAAAATGTTTATTGACCATGAGTACACCCACCCAAACGATTTAAAATTTTGTCTATGAATAAATCCCTTTCAGAGAGCATTACTTCTTGATCTTCAAGTTGCTTTCCTAATTTTTCTAGTAGAACTTCTGAGCCTTGTAAATCTTCTTTAGCTGATCTCAATTCGTAGTTTTGTTTGAGATATTTTTTGTGTAAATCAAAAAGCTCTCTCTGCAATTCTTCTTTTGTTGCTTCATTGCTGAAATGATAAACTGTTTTTTCTTCACCGGGTTTTGCTAAATCAATTCCTGCGACTCCGGGTTCATTCCCAAACTCAAAAGGTTCTTTATTCTCACTCATTTTTCCTCCAGCTTTTTAGCTTGATCTAATAACATTTTTTTTCTTTGATCCAATTCTTCTGTTGTTTTTGGTGCGTAGTCTATCAACCTCATTCCTTTAGAAAGTTGCTCTAGCATATCGTTGTATCTTGGGTTGTTGTGAGCAAGAATCGCAACCTTTGCAAGCTCTCTTGACTGTGCCTCAAAAGTCATTGGGTCAATGGACACGCCTAAATTTTGGCAAATGTAAGACCAACCACCACGCCTTTCAACAACACGCCAACCTATTTCACCAATGTAATTTTTTGCATCATCAGCATTGGGCCATCCGAATTTTGTAACAGCTTGAGAAATCTTTGAAGCTATCTCACGAGCTAAATTTTCTTCAGAAGGTTCAGGACACATGATTGCAATGATCTGAGCTGGCATTGGAAATTTAAACAGCTTGTCTGCCTTGCGATATTTTTCATAAGCCTGATTAATTTCATCAAGTGGGTATTCTTTGAGATCATTTGCCATCATCAAAACCGCAGCTGGTTTGATATCTCGGTCGTAGTATTCTGCAACGTGAATAATTAATTTTTTTAAGTTATCGAAATCGTTTTGATTCATAGCTTACCCTCATCAACCATTTGCAATAAGCTTTGGGTTCCTAGCTTTGATTCCATGTTTTTTAAATCTTTACGAGTGATCATTTTACCTGTCTCAAGGTACTGGGTTATGGCATTGAGGTTTCCCATTAGTGTTGGTATGTCATGCCTTTTGGTCACAAACCATGTGTCAGGCATTTTGAAATAGGCTGAGACAATGTCCTTAGACCTATCCAAACCTATTTGCTTAACCAAGGTTTTTATAAGCTTCGCATGGTGAGGCATCACGACGGGTGATTTTTCTGATTTGTAGCGATCTTTCCAGTTGTCACAATACAGCGCAACAATTTGGTGAGAATTTTCAGAAACAGGCACCGCCTCTTTTGGCGGTTGCGGAGCATCTTTTTGGATCCGCTTCTCCTTCGGTATTCTATTCTCTTCTTTTCTATTCTTTTCTATTCTATTATTAAAGAACGGAATTTTTTCGTACGTAACTAGCTGTAATTGTTGAATGTGATCTAGCAACTTCGTGACGTGGTAGCCTCTACCTCCACACGACCTCACTAGCAGTTCGTGAGTACATTCGATGGAGTTCGATGTGTGTTCGCCACAACATAGGAGCAACTTCAGGTATAGAAGCTTACCACCTTCAGACAAGATCGAGACTTTTGAATCATCTAAAAAGCTTGTAGAAAGCAAGATACTTCGATGCCCTTTTTTCTTAGTTCCGTTGTACTTTTCCCAATTTTTAACTGTTATTTTATAGATGTCTTTTTTATGCGACGACACAGTTGGACCCCTCCCACGCTTTGTTGATTCACTTTAAATATGTAGAATCCACAATATTGTAAAGAACAAGGAGTCCAGCTTGCAATATTAACACATTGCTTTATTTAATTAGGTTTTCAAATTGCCTGTATTTTAGATTAAATCAGAGTCTTTTAATGTTGCGATGCGTTTAACCAAAGCTTCTATTGCTTCTGTAACATTTACATGGCTGACATCGGTCTCTCCGGGGGCGATAGCTCTCTTAAATCTCTCTACTTGTAGAGTGAATTCATTAGCAAGTGTCTCTGGTAATTTAAGCTTAACCGTAACGAAGCCATCTGACTCTTCCTCCTCTTCTGTTGTAACCGAAGAAGTTGGTTGAGCTGGATGCTCCCAATCAAATTTTGTAAGCTTTGTGAAGTTAACCAATTCGTCTGGTTTGAAAGGCATTTCACGAGCAAGGTCATCATAGTTTAGATTGTTTTGTAAGTGAGTCATCAACTCTGCGAACTTTACTGGATCAGATTTGAAGCGTGTTTCATTCGTTACCACAGCGATCTTCTTCGCTCTATCGAGTGAGATTTTACCCAAGTTGTATGCGATCACTTTTGTTTTTTTGAGAGTCATGCAGGCATCGTATCTATGGTTACCGTTCACAACTTCATATTTTTTAGGGCCAAGCTCTCTTACAATGATGTTCTCAATCTGACCGTTCTCTCCAATGTTGTTCACAAGCTGTGACATCATAAACTCGTCTTCTTCTTTATAATTCCAGTCTGCTTTAACAAGCTGTTCAATAGGAACTGCAATGAAGTTCTCTAGGTCATCTCTTACTACGAACTTTTCTGGTGCTCTTTTTGGTTCAGGTTTTTTTACTTTTGGAGTATTTTTTTTAGCCATGATATTTCCTTGCCCTGTATTTTGTTGGGTCTTTTGTAATTAATAATTGCTTGATGAACTAGATCAACTGCTTCATCTAAATCTTCGTACAGTTTAAAGTCACGTAAAACTTCTTTGTAGCTTAAACGGTTTGGCGCAACAGGAATACAGCCGTTGTTAACTGACTCAACCATTGCAATTCCGTAGGTCTCCTGCAATGCGGTTGATACCGAAACCTTTGCACGAGCAAGAAGCTTGTAATACTCGTCTTTAGTTTTACAAACATCTTTTGTTCTTACCCAAATAGTTTCGTGGCCGTACTTCTCCCCGTATTTCATCATCATTACATCAAATTGATCTGGCTGTTTTTCTGGCGCAAGCCTGTGAGGAAATACTACGATGTTATCTTTTTCATATAAATTAAAATCAGTCTCTACAGGCCACTCTACAATCTCCGATTTACCTTGAAGGTCTAAGCCTGCATCACCAATGAGATGTCTGTGAAAGTCAGTTGCCAGTAAAATTTTATCACAAATGTTAATAACAGATTGTTCAAAGCTTCTTCCCCAATAGCGCATTCCGCTTCTAGTAAGGAAGTCATGTGGATCGTATGTACCAGCATGAAGCATTCCAACTATTCTGATGTCCATTTTAAGCGCATCACGAACATAGGCGATCATCTCAATTCCAGGAAACCAAACGTCTGTAAAAAATATTGTGTAAGAATCTTTTGGAAACATTTTTAAGGTAGCTAGAATTTGCGAGATCTGTTTGTTCTTATATTGATTCGTGTCCACTACATCTAAGAATTCGCCTTGCGTGATATGTCTTTCAGTGTAGTCCCCGACTCTTATAAATGGAATGCCATGCTTTTTAAAGGCTGCTTCAAACCAATCGTCCCACTGACTACTGTATCTTTCTTGCAGCCTCTCAATAGGTACGTAGATTATTCTTTCCAATTAATACCTCTAGATGTCCAAAGCTTTGTAAAGAAAACTTCAAGATCTCTATATTGCTTCGCTGAATATTCCAACTTCTTTTTATTTGCAATTCTGTCTCTCTTAGATGAGTGCAAGTCCATATCTAAGTTGTTCTCAAAGAAGTGTGCCTTAGATGATTTAACAGTTTTAATTTTACTGTATTCAAATTTGTTGATAGCCCCATATCTGATTGCTGTGGTCCAACTGCTGGAGTCCACAGAATAAAAAGGGAAGTGGTAAAGTAATTTAGTTCTTGTGAAAGCGAACCCGTGGATTTTAATACCTCTATCATAAGCGTATTTGATGTATTTATTGTACAACATCATAGATTGACCTTTACGGATACCCTCAATAGCGATGTACTTTGATTTGGAGTTCTTGCAGAGCTTAACAAAGTCTTCCCAATTATTAAATGAATGATGTACTGTAATCAGCTTGTGGCCGATGCCAGCTTTGTTGATCTGATCTCTCCACTGATCTACGGTGTCTTTTCCAACAAGCTCCTGAAGGTCTAGTTCACAGAAATAATCAAAGTGATCTGCCCACTCCTTCGCCCACTCAAAATAGTTTTTGAAATAGGCGTGAGGATCTGGGACTGATGAATCTTTCTTTTTGCTTGAAGTAACTGAGATGCCCATTTTCTCGAAGAAACTATGGGCACCAGAATCAATTGTGATGATCCCTTTATGCTGTCTTTCCTTTAGCTTCTTGAGAGAATTTTCTGTGATGTTCTTGTAGTAATAAGTTAAAAAAACATTAGTATCTAGCGGTACTGCTGGATCGTAGTTTTTACACTGAGTCTCATAAGCCGCTAAATATATTTTCATTTATAAACCTTTGCTCCGTTTTCGTTGTCTTCAAATACAGATGCAGAACACAGACCTAATCCTATGATGAGAGACTTGGCAATTTGTTCACAAGAAGAGGTGCCCAACGTATGCAACCCATCTTTTACTGGATAAAGTTTTTGAATTAATTCAAGTGCTCGGTGTTTTAACATAATGAATTCGGTATCACGATCATCGTGGCTTACAAGTTTTTCTGCCTCAACAAAGAAGACGTGCCTGTGTGGGTGCTTTAGATATTCCACTTCTTCATGGGGGCATAAAGGCCAGTAGTGCAATCCTTCAAACTGAAACTTCGCAATAACTGTTACCTTCATTTGATAAGCCCTAAGAATTCTGATCTCGCTTCTTGCTGTTCAAACAAACCTTTGATCGATGAAGTAACCATAGATGAATGTTGTTTCTTAGCTCCACGGGCACACATACAAAGATGCTTTGCTTCAATCACAACAATGACACCTTTTGGCTTTAGAACTTCATTTAAAGTGTCTGCAATTTGTTGAGTAAGTTGCTCTTGAATCTGTAGTCTTCTTGAGAATACTTCAGTTAACCTAGCAAGCTTTGATAAGCCGACCACTCTGTCTCCCGGTATATAACCAATGTGAGCCTTGCCGAAGAACGGGATCATGTGATGTTCGCAAGTAGAATACATCTCAATGTCTTTGCAAATGACCATTTGATTGTACTCGCCTTTTTCAAATGTAGTCCCAAGAACTTCTTTAGGGTCCATTGCATAACCACCAAATAATTCTTTAAAAGATTTTATCACACGCTTAGGAGTATCTAAAAGTCCTTCACGTTCTGGGTTTTCTCCAATGTGCTCAAGAAGTTTTCTAATTAAGTATTGGCCTTGATCGTCTTTTGTTAAGGTACTTTCATCCACTTGTGAGTCTGTAGACTTATTTTCCATTGTGGGTTCTCCTTTATGTATTCAAAAATAGTTTGTAAGTTGTCATCGAATCCGTTGAATTCAGGGCTTAAGCTTAGGTGAGCACCTTGATCGTCTTTATGTTTATCTAAGATGGATAAATCAAACCCTTTTTCAATCACATACTTGTATTCATCGACTTTAAATCTCATCGCAGGATTGATAAAGAATTCTGGCAATCCTTTTTGCACATACTTCTTAGGTGAGCACGTAACAAAATCAATCCCCTCAACAGGAGGCATACTGCCGTTTGTTTCGCAGGCAACGTAGAATCCTAAGTTTTTAAATAGCTGTACAAGATGTGGAGTTTGTTTATTCATAAGCGGTTCACCGCCTGTGATCACAACAAATCTAGCCTTCTCTTTTTGGGCGAAATCAACTAGGTCAGTTGCATCCCATTCTTTGTAGGTGTTGTATTCTGTATCACACCAAGGGCATGAATAATTACAAAACGGTAGCCTTACAAATAAAGCTCTTTTACCAGCGTGAAATCCTTCGCCTTGAAATGTCCAAAACACATCGTTAATTCTAAAGGTTTCCAAAATACTCCTCCGCTTTGAACCATATTGGTTCGCCTTCGTAGAAAGCAGAATTTTTCTCATGCTCTCTTACTTCAACTTTGTAACAACAAACACGACCTTTTTCTTCTTCTTTGAGCCATGTATTGACCCAATCCCAAAGGAAATCAGAAGTACCTTCCATCCCAACATTGTCAAGTATTACAAGCTTGCAAGCTCCAAGTAATTCCAAGTCTATAAACTTTGGTAAGAGTGGATCGTCTTTATTTATCAGCAATGTGTGATCAAATTTATCATCCAAAAAAGCTTTCAATTTTTTTAGCTTTCCAAAATGCATCACAAATTTTGTATCAGTTAATGAGTGAGCTTTGAAAAAGAAATGGAATGATCTATCGTACCCGTGGATGAATTTACAATGCGAATCATCTCGCCATTGGCGGTGAGCACAGGAGTAATTAAAATAGCTCTTAGTTGAGGCATACATATTTTTAAGTCCAATCAGAGGTACCTTATCTGTAACTAAACAGTTCTCAAATACCCTAGAACGAAGGTATCTATCAAAGCTTGCACAGGCAATAATAATTTGTTTTATCCATTGGTTTATTGCATTTAAAGTGTCTCAATTACTAATCTCAATTACTTTTTTTAATTGCTTTTTATAATGAGATGCGTTATTATTATGGTATAGCTAAGGAGTACACAATGAAGGTTCAAGTTTTTAAATCAGAGTTCGGTGAAGGTGGAATCGCAATAAGAGTAATAGTTGATAAGTATAACAACAGAATTGTTATACAAGAAGACCTAACGGTAATAACAATGGATGCAGGCGAGTTTTCAGCTTATACCATCGAAGCTCAATTTTCTTTTATCGAAGAAAAGGAGGTTTAAAATGAAAACGATTTATCAATGTAAAGAATGTAATAGTCAAGATTGTAATATTTCAGATACAGGCGTTCCATATTGCGTTTCCTGCGGAGCTTATGGTCCGTGTATTGGCTTTGGCGTAGCCAAGAACAGCCGCTTAGATAACTTTTTAAAGCTAAAAGATCACGCAATGATTGGTAAGGATTTTAAGAAGCTCACAGCATTAGAGGTCGGCGAGTGTGTTCACTTTATAAATGAGAACGAAGGATTGGACTCGAACAAATACGCTGAGAAAGCAAATAGATGGAAGTTGGATCAACCTGAAGCTAGATCAAAAAACTATACGATAATGTGGTCGCTTTTGATACAGAGTAACAACAAATAAGGGAGGCCTTATGACTGTTAAGAAATGTACTTGTGGTAAAGACTTAAAAACGAGGGACGTAACCAGCTTAGGAATCGTTGACGGTGTACTTTATCTAAACTGTAAAGCCTGCAAAACGACTCTAGTTATTCTCTCAAAACAAATGAAAAAATTAGTTTACGGGGAGGCCGCATGAGAACCCAAAATGTTTACCTAATAGTTATATTTTTATTGTTGGTATTTTTAACAAACATGGCGAGAGCAGAAGAAGATGTGAACAGTATTTTCTACACCCCTCCAGATGGAGAATGGGTTGATCCAATCGAAGGACCAAAGATCTACGAGTATTGGGCAAATGAAGTTGCCAAAGAAAAAGCTGAGAAATCAGAAAAAGAGAAGAAGGAAAAAGAAGAGGACACCAAGGAACAGGAGCAAAAAATTGTGCCACAAGAAATTGTAGCACAAGATGTATTACAAAAGATAATACAACCAAAGCGTAAGGCAAAAACGAAGTCTTTAACCTTCTCATTTGCGGCGATCACACACCACGGATTCTCAATTGATAAAGAAGCATCTCCGTTACTCAAGAGAAAGCTTACAAGCTCTGGAAGGATCGTTTGGAATCCAGAGCTTGGAGTAATGTATCAGAACAAGAATACGGTGATGGCAATGTCAGTGATAGACGATTGCTATGGAAACATGGCGGGCTACATAGGCGCTGGTAAGAAATGGAATCTTACTAAACACTTTTCAGCAGGATTTATGATGGGGTTTTATATCAGACATCACGTACCTTACGAGAAGATGCCTGATTGGATGATCCACGGGAATACAAACATTATTCCATTCCCATTCATCATCGCACAACAAGACATCCCAATTACTAAAGACTGGTCTGCTTCAATTATTTTAAATACAAACTACGCAATTAACCAACTTACATTTGGTTTAAAGAAGGAGTTCTAAATGGGTAAGGTTGTTAATTTAAAACTCCAGGCATGGATAAGAAAAGTCTCAACAGAAGAGCTTAAGGTTGCAACGAATCAGGGATTAGAAGATTTAAGGGTTCAACACGAGAAGCATTCAAAAGCTGGAACACTAGGATCAAAAGCATTTTCAAAAGAACTTGATTTAATAGAAGGGACTCTCCGTGCAATAAAAGAAGAGTTAGAAAGAAGAGGTATTACAAATGAGTGAATTTAAACACTACGACGGATGCAAAGGTCAAGACCTAGATAACTGTAGTGCCTGTGCATTACTAAACGCAGACAAAAGAGGTCCCAATTATGCTGGATGGCCCCTATCGTTTATGAAAGCCGGAAGAAGAATTCCAATAAGATACATGACAGCGTTACTGATGGAAGTAGAAAGAAAAGATAACGATGCGTACGTTGAGAATCTAAAATCTGAATTAAAGAAACATGGATACGATATTGAAGTTATTAAAAGGCACTTGGGTATTTTATGAACAAGAAATTTAGCGACATGGTTGAAGACAATCTCATTATGGTATTTGACGGAATAAAAGAATGGGAAGTTGAGAACACAAGGACTGGTGATGTCTATGAATTTAAAGCAGTAAGAAGAAATGAAAGCGATTCAATAGCCAGCAAAACAGAACAATTCAAAGGCTATAGAAATTTTCCGAACGGCTTTTGGCAAGTATTTCAAGGTGACACTCATGTTGGGCAAGCTGAAACATTCTCTCAAGCAAAAGAAATGGCTAAAGATTATTTGATCAAAACTTTAAGGAGCCAAAAAAATGGATAGAACAAATTATTATAGAGATAGAGCTTTAAATTTAATAGAGAGTATCGAAGACAAAACTAAAGAGATGTTCCATGTTACACACCCAGACCTTGCGCACAGACATTGTGATTGCATGGATGGCAAATATAAATGGCACCACTTTATTGAGTCACTTAACAAAGAAATAGATAAGCTAAACAGCTTACAAAACTAGGAGGTAGTACGTGAGTCACATCGGTGATCTAATCAGGAGCACAAGAAAACAAAAGGGCATTTCACAAGTTGAAGTGGCAAAGAAGATCGGAAGATCAAGCCAGTTCGTAGCAAATTGGGAGCGGGAGGCATCTAACCCGCCGCTAAATATAATAAGGCCAGTTTGTGAAGTTATCGGCCTTGGGATAAAAGAAGCGAAGCAAGCTCTTGTTCAAGACTATATCGCTAAACTAAACGAGGAAGTATGAGAATTGTTAGACCAAACACACGAGGCGAGTGGACTTATTTGTTCACTACTGAAAAAACATTTATTGGATCAGTTGCTTTAGGCAATGCAACTCAATACCAAGTCTTTATGATTAAAGATGAAATGGACAGGCTGTATGTAGCAGTAATGGGCAGAGGAGCTTATGAATTTTCAGGACACGCTCACCCAAGTTATGTACAGCAGAAGCTGGGATTAAAATTTGAAGGTGATGCATCAAACCTTGCTGATTTTATCAACACACAGAACGGATCTTATTCTTACGAGAAGTACGGCCAGTATGATTCAAATTTATGTGTGAAGGAGAAGTGATGGCTAAAAGTTTAGAAATCAGAACAGAATTAAATCTCGATCTGGAACTGACAGGAACCTATAAGCCAAAAACGGCAGATTACTTTGATCGAGGTTTTGGAAACTGGCTGCCCGGTGAGCCAGAAGGAGTTGAAGACCTTCAAGTGTTCATAAAAATAAATGGAGTAAACACAGACATAACAGAATTAATTTCTGATAGTGACTATGAAGCTTTACAAAACGACTTCTGTTCTCATTTTAGAGATGAACAAAATTAATTTGACTATCTAATTGAGTTTTGCAATGGTCACAATCTGGAAAGGGAATTTATGAAATCAATTCAACAGGCACTTAGAAAAAAGAAAGAAGAACAGGAGAAGGACGACAAGGTTCATATCCAAGTAACTATGAAACGTTCATTCCATAAATCAGTTGAAGAAGTTCTCAAAGAGAACGGAGACAAATGGCAGGAAGTCCTTCACACCGCTTTGGAGCTTTATGTCAAGGAAGCTAAAGAAGAAAAAGCCCGCAAGTAATCTCAAACTCGCCCGATTTGACAACTTAAGTCAATTAAACTATGATTGTTAAATGGGTAAACCAATCACGACCCAAAACAAAGAAAACGGAAGTCTCTTTGAGTCAATGTTCAAAGCCCGTGCCCAAATTAACGGTATGCTTTGTGAAAAGAATCACCTCACCGCTCGCTATCTACCCGGTGGCAGAGTTAAAGTCGTAAAATCAGAATTAGATTATAGAGTCGTTACCCAAGATGGTAAGGTCGGGTACTTCGATTGCAAGACCCTCTCTGGTCACTCATTCACTTATTCAATGATCGACGAAGCTCAACTGGAACGTTCAGTCACCCACAATTACTGGCGTGTACCTTCTGGCTTTATTGTATGGTTCAGGTCTTCTAACCAAATAGTGTTCTATAAAGGTGCTGACATTAAATTAAAGGGGGCTGGATGCTCTTTTGAGGCCACGGATGGCCGTTTACTTGGTCGCATCGAGAACTTCGATTTAAAGCTTATTATGGCTGTGTAAATACACGTCTAAATACACGTACAACTGGACGTATCGATATATTTAAATATATCGACCATATATCTTTAGCCGATGCGTCAAGTCTACAAAATGTAGGGTTTCGGCATAAAATTCGGCATAAGTTATGCCGTTGATATCAGATGATATGATCAATTTGTTTATATCATATTATATCAATTCGATTTTAGAGATCAAAAAATTCAGCAGGGGTTCAGGAAAAACAATCAAACAATTCTAGGTACTTAGAAGTTTAAACTGATAAAAACTGGTATAATTATACAGCTTAATATTTAAGCAGGAAAATACTAATATTAGTATAAAATGATGCCTATTGATGGAGATCATTTTCGGCATAAACGTGTTAACAAAATGCCAAATCGTTAACACATCAGATCGATATGTTATCTGAAACGATATATTATTCTTCAGGCAAAGGGATGGTCTTGCCAGCGAACTCGTGATCACAGTCACTGCAATATTCGATCATGCCATTGCGAACGTGTAAGTGGCAGCGAGGGATCTTTTTAATCGTGTCATCGGCCATCATGTGCTGGGTAGCGTGATATAGAAGTGATGGAGAGAACGTAGGGTTTACCATATCGCCATTGAAGGTCCAAGTCGGGCAATTTGATCCAGCCTTTTTCATTTCCTCAAGTCTTCGCCCACCCCATTGAACAACAAATGAGTGACCAAAGCCGCAGCCTGGACAGTGGAACAAATACTCTTCGTGACCAGTATCTTTTGAATCAATTTTCCAAAGCTTAGACATGATTGCCCCCAACTATTTTACTAGTATTATTTTACTACCTACCACCGATGGCATAACCAGCAGCGAGAATGCCAAGTAAGAATCCAAATGCTCCTACGTTTAAATAACTACAATCGCATTCTTCGCATTCAACTGGATTCTTTTCAAGGTACTGAAGGGCACGAGAATCTAACACATACTGCTCGTACTGGTATGGCGGGACAAGGACTCCATCGTACGGAGCACTCTGAGTTTTTTTTATTGTCGTGATCTCATTCGTTAATTTTGTTTCTCTTTGAATCTCGTTGTTTGATACGACGGTTTTCGTCTGACACGAGATCATCGATAGACTTATCATCAATATTGAGAGTTTTCTCATAACCATCTTTCCATATTTTTTTCTTCTGCTGTGCAATTTTTCTCTTAGCCAGACCTTGTTGTGCTGCCACAACACCTATCACCCCAAGCAAAAGGTATATTAATTCGTTATCCATTCTTTACTGACAAATATTTCTTAGACAGAACATTTGCTCCAGAGTAGATTGCACCAGCTCCGTTGATTGCGGCAAGCACCAACATCATAACTGACTCACCTACCTCGAACCTCTTGTAAACAAGGGGCACCGCAATGGTAAGTGCGATCTGTGCAACTGTGATCATAAATTTACGTGACTTCACTTTAGGCTCTTTTTTAATTACTTTATTTTCTTCCATACAACATTATCGGATTAAAACTGATCGTCTAAAATCTTTTTTTTAATATCAGGCCATTTGTCTCCGGCAACTTCTTTCAGTGCGAAAAAGGTACGCCTCAAATCGAGTTCCATCTTCGCCATCTTCGCCAGCTTTGTTTCAAACTGAATCATCTTCTCTGACATTTTATCTAAAGACTTCGTATTCATATCTAGCGACAAAGACAACTGCCTAACCGTCTTCTCTGATACATCAGCTTTGGTTTTGAATATATTGTATGTGAACTTTCCCAATTCAATTACTGATTTCAATGCAAGCAATATGAATATGCCAACAAAGATGTTTAAATCAGTCTTTGTAACCGCATCGAATAGAATTTTTTCCATGAACCAATTGTGATTTATTTTTTAAAGAAAGAGAAGAGTCGAGATTTAAAACCCTTCTCTTCATACAAAGAACTAAACACAGGGCCAGTTCCTTTTGATGGGCTTGGTGCTCGTGGAGCTGGATTAAACAAACGAGACTTAATCTGGTTTATAGATAGTCCGATGATCCCGATTGTTTGAGTCAAATTTTGACCCTCTTTTTTCAGCCTAGAGTTCTCGTCCATTACTGATCTAATGTCTCTTTGTAGGATGGAAATTTGGCCTGCCATTGCACTGATGGTGTGATCGTGAGCTATCTTTATCTGCTCTAAAAGATATAAATCCGTGGGGCGAAGATTATCTTTTACCATTTTGTCGTTTTTCCAGAAGTCTAAAGCGAGCATTGCTTTCTTTTGATCTTCTGAATCAAATTCAAACTGTACTAACCATTCAGGAATTAGCAGGCCTTTTTCCATTTAAAACCGCCTTATGTTTATCTATTTTATCTTTGTGAACCTTATTCATTAAACTGACTAGAGTTTGAGTTCTAGAATTTAAAGCATCAAACGCATTTACCATAGCCAAGATGTGTTCTTTCTTTGGCTTAATATCAATATTTGATCTCGCAATAGCGAAGGCTTCTTGAACCCAATCACGAGTGTAAGGTTTGTTTTTCTTCACGGTATATCTCTTGCCGCAATAGTAAGAGCGTTTTTCACTCTGTAAGTTTGAGTTTTACCACCGTCTACAACGACAATATCTATATCAACTTGTTTTGATTCTTTTAATTTAGCAGACTGAACGGCTGTTATAGCTATATCCAAAGCGCCAGCAGTACCAGAAGCACGAACGATACCACTATTAACCAACGTGAGTTCGAGCGTGGCCGGAGTTTCGGTTGGATCATTTTGTAATTTAGTTTTGATCTCTGTCGCATTTGTTAAGTCCACTGGTTGACCGTTCTTTTGAATCATTACCCTTTGTAAGACATCATCACCTTTATAAACGGTTACTACAGATCCTGCACCACAATCATTATTTTCACATCCCATATTTTACTCCACAAGTTCTGCTACCACATAAACTGGTTGTTCATGCGAAGCAATTAAGTTTTTATTAAAATAAAATCCAACTAAAATTTCTGTGATAAAGACTGCTACCATTATCATGGCTTAATCCAAACAGAAACGTAGGCTTTAAGTGCCTCTGGAATTCCCATTCTATCGAAGAACTTCTTAACTAAAAAGTGTTTACCTGAATCATCTGAATTGCAATCGTCTACAACAATTAAACAACCTGAAGGAAGTTTATCGTAGCAAGCCGCAAGCTCTCCAGCGTGATGTAGCTCGCTTAAACCGTATGGTGGGTTATGATCGTATGAATCTAAGAACAGCATATCGCAATTTGGAAGAGTAAATTTCACACTTGGATCATTTAACAAAGCGTTTATTGAGTCAGCACAGATCACAGTAGTCTTCTCACTTGTTAAATCTTTGGCAACTTTACAAGAATGTTCTGAAAGATCAATTGTGATAACTTTACCGCCAGTTTGATTGGCTAAGAAGTCCCACTGAAGAGTGGATTGTCCGTCGCCATGCCAGTTGTTTGGAGTTCTAGCGCATCCAGTTTCAATGATATTTAATGGCTTATTTTTTTTAAGCAGATGATCTGCAATAAATAAAAAACATTCCCAGCGTCTTGAATCACCCAAATGTGGGCCGAATTTTTCTACATAATCTTTAATCATAATGTGCTCCTAACGTAGTCCATAACCTCAACTGGCGTTGGCAACAAAGCCTGCATCAGTTCAGGTTCTATAAACTCTACAGTAACTTCTTTTTCCTGAATTGGGTTGAAATCAGTATGGTTCCACATTCCATCTTTGCCAAGATTTTTCATGCGCCATCCCCACTGACCATTTCTCCAATGAGTAATATAATCAGGGTGTTTACAGCTTGCAATAAAACCTATGTGGGCTTCACCAGCCGCAGCAATGTGAAGAGGAGAAGAATCATTAGTAAGAAGTACATTCGTATTTTTGCAGAGCCAGATAAGCTCTTTAATAGACGTTTTATTTCTGAGATCAACGCATCCCTCACTGTTCACATCAACTGTAGATCGGTTGTCGTCAGTGTCTTTACCAATGAGGATTGGAGTTAAGCCGTACTTAATGATCTCTGACAAAACATCGTCCCACCATTCTTTAGGGAATGTTTTAGAAGGCCAATGCTTTCCAGCGTGGACAACCACGTATTTTTTTTTATTATACAAAAGGGCTTTTGCCCAATGTGTATCTGGCTCATCGGCTTCTAATTTAATTTCTTTATCGGCAACTGGTAGCTGTAATCTAAACATACACACAGAACAAAAATCTACACAATGGGCTAGGCAATGTGAGAAGAATTCCCAAAGTAAATTACTTGGATCAACGATTGATCTGAACACCATGTAATTTGATTCAACTGGCTTAACTCTTTTTAAATCAAAGACTTCTTTAAACTCTAAGTGTGAAAATAGTTCTGGAGCTTCTGATGCAAGAGAAATCTCAATGCCTTTAAATACTTTTTGAGCATATCTTATCACTGGTTCAGCGCAGACTTGATCGCCCAATCCTCCCCATGTAACAATTAGAAACTTCTTTCCGTTTCCTTTTTTAATTGCTTTACCTACGTTAAATGATGGGATCTGATCAGCAGGCAAAACCATTTTATCGCCAGGAAAGGCGAAAGGGTTCGGGCCTTGATTTTCTTGTTCATTCATTATGTGTAATACTCCAGTAAGACAGCCGTTGCTTGTCGGTTTGAAATGTTGATGCCACCGAAGTAAACTCCTGTAGCGTCAAAAGCAATTTTATATGTCTCACCGGGATTGACGTCAATTAATTTAATTTGTTCATTGATATTGGGCACTCTAAAATTCAATTGAGGAGAAAGCACCGCAACAGGAGATGATTTTGGAACAACTGTTCCATCACCCAACTGCCCAGAGTTATTGTTACCCCAAGCCCATAGTTGACCATTTTGATCTAAGCATACGCTATGATCTTCTCCTGCTCCTATATAAGCTGGAACGATATTTCCTAAAACTAGAGTCGGCGTTGATTTGGCTACAATAGTACCATCGCCAAGTCTTCCGTTAAATCCAGAACCCCAAGCCCAGAGCTGACCTCCGAGACTATTTCTTCTATCTGTAATTCCTAGAGTATGAACATCTGATGCCGCAATAGATTGGAATTGAAATCCTGTAATTAGAACCGGAGATGATCTTGGAGTTGTATCGCCCAATCCAAGTTGTCCAGAACCATTGTTACCAAAAGCGTATGTTCCAAACTCAGATATGATAAATGATGTATCATTAACGCCACCAGCAAATACCTTATAAACTTTGCTAGTAAAAGAAGAAACCAAAGTTGGAGTTGATCGAGCAATCTGATCTCCCAATCCTAATTGTCCAAAACCATTGTTACCCCAAGCCCACAATCTGTTATCAACATCAATAGCGAGACAGTGTCCTGCGCTTAAGGCAACGTCTATGAATTTTACTCCAGCAGAAACTAATATTGGAGATGATTTTGGAATTATAGTATTATCGCCAAGCTGACCAGCGTTGTTTGATCCAAATGTCCAAATGTCATTATTTTCATCGATACCAGCAAATCCAATAGATTGATTCATTATCGCAATCTTTTTAAATTTAACTCCACCGATAATCAATACTGGAGTAGACCTATTCGTAACCGTCCCATCGCCCAAACGACCAAGTCCGTTGTTACCCCATCCGTAAGCATCGCCGTTAGAATCTAAAGCGTATCCAGTCTCTAAACCACTTGCTATTTGAACTAGCTTTCTACCACCGAATGCAACCGCTACCGGAGAAGATACAGGTGCTGCCGAGTTATTACCAATTACTCCTGAGGCGTTTAAACCCCAACAATAAACGTCACCGTCATAGGTATATCCTCCAGCCCAATCTCTTCCCACTGAAATAGAGGGACAAAGCTGTTCATAGAAAATAACCTTTAACTTTTTAACACCACCTGGACACACCCACGATTCAGGGGTATTTGATGGAGCATTATAAAAGAATTTTTTAGCTAATGACTTCATGCTGAGTATTCCAAAATTACTCTTTTTACTTTATCTGCTGATAGAAATTCGCTCTCTATCGCACAGTAAAAAGGTGAGATTTGTAGTTCTATATTTGATCCAGGATTCACTACGATTCTTCTTGAAACATCTGTTCTAACTTTTTTATCTATATAAAGACTTCCAGCAACCAGAACCGGAGATGATCTTGTAGTCACAGAGTTATCGCCCAAAGCGCCCTGACTATTCGAGCCCCATGCGTAGACGTTTCCGTCAGAAGAAAGAGCAAAACATTTATTTTGATAAGCAGCGAATTCTAAGAATGAATAGTTTCCGATAACCAAAGTTGGAGTAGATCTAGGAGTTTGATCGTTTGTTCCTAAGTTACCAAGCTGGTTTGAACCCCACGCCATTAATTTTCCTTCAGTAGTTAAGCTAAAGAAAGCATACTCCTTTGAAGTTCCATCAACAATTTGGCTAAAGATATTTAAAGATTTCATTCCAGAGATTAAAACTGGAGATGATTTACTTACGTTAGATCCATCTGGTATTCCTCTAAAATGACCCCAAGCCCAGACTTCTCCGTTATACTTAATTCCGAAACACGTCCCACCATCGCCAAAGATTCTTGTAAAGATATGGCTTCCAAGAACTGCTACAGGAGAAGACTTGGTTACCGTAGTTCCATCGCCAAGCTGTCCATGTTCATTGCTACCCCATGACCAAGCCTGACCGTTAGAATCTAAAGCGTGAGTCGCAGAAGTATAGTTACCAGCAGCAGGCCCAAGCCAGTATTGATTTCTAGATACTGCAACCACACTTGAAACACCTACGATTAATGTAGGAGAAGAAACTCCAGCACCCGAGAATCCTAAGCTGCCGTTTTTATTCTGACCCCAACTATATAATCTACCATCGAAATCTAAGGCAATCACAGAAGGAGTAAGAGTGTGTACATAAAAATCTACAAATTTATTTGAGCCAACGCAGGCAACAGGAGATGATTTTACAACTGTAGTTCCATCGCCAACTTGACCATCATCATTCGCACCCCACGCATAACCATTTCCGAAATGATCTAGACAATAAACAACCTGATTTTGGTATCCAACTTCAAATTTTACAAATCTATTTGTTCCTGCGATAGCCGTAGGAGTAGATACGGTAGTTGTATTTCCAGTTCCAAGCTCACCGTTAATGTTTGAACCCCATGCCCATATTTTTCCACAGGCATCTAAAGCGAAATTAGATCCAGCTCCAAGTCTAGCTTGATAAAACTTAAGACCTTTTGATACAGCCGTTGGCACTGATTTGTTGACAACTGTCCCGTCACCGAGTTGGCCTTGGTTATTCGCACCCCACGCATATAAAACTCCGTAATCAGTTTTTAATCCAGCTCCCGCATTGATGTTACCAAACAGGTATCTATTCTCTTTATCTATCTCTACTGTCACCAACATTTCAGTAACGGCAGTCGGCACAGTGAATGTTTGAGTTTCGCCATTTGCGTTCGGATAGAATATCTTTTTAGATAAATTTTTACTCACGAGTAATACTCCAAAATAACCTCTTCGCAGTTCTTGTACGAAATAGGAGATTGATTGAAAGTTACATACCCCTCTGAGAACTCAACTGAATAATCTCTTCCTGGCTTTACTGTAAAATATTTTAAATTTGGAGGAAGCATTGAGAATCTAGTTATTCTACCAAGCTGATTTGATACGGCTACGGGAGATGATTTAGATACGATAGTGTTATCGCCCAAGCGACCTGAGTTGGCAGAACCCCATGCCCATAAATAACCATCAGCATCAGCAGCGTATGAAGTAGAGTTTCCTAAATCGTATTGAATATATTTACCAACAAGTTCTGGATAAGATTGATTTATGCCGGGGTTACCAGTGCATTGACCGAACCCATTCTCTCCTGCCATCCATAGATCATTTTGCTCTACGTGTATTCCTATGAAGTTTGTTCCACCTTTTAAATCTATAACTCTGTAGTCAAAAGGGTTTTCAAAAGGATCGCCAGTTACCAGAACCGGAGATGATCTGTTTACCTGATCTCCTAATGCAAGTTGTGAAGCATTATTTCTACCCCAAGAATAGAGTCTGCCATTTTTACCGATTGCATAGCATGAATTATTGAATGCAAAAATTCTCTCAAACTTTTGAGATGAGAGAACCATTACAGGAGAAGAAGTATTACTTGTGGTGTTTCCATTTCCGAATTGACCATATTGGTTATCATCGCCCATCGCCCAAGCTTGTCCTGTTACATCTAAAAATAGAGCGAAGTTTCCACCGATAGCAACTTGCTTAAATGCTTTCGATGGAACAACTAGAGTAGGTGAAGAAAAAGGTGAGTTAACAAAGTCAATAGAACCCCATCTCCACAACAAACCTTTTTCGTTTATACCGTAGGTGATCGCACCATTTGTCCAAATATCTTTCCAGCGATTGGGGCCAACAACTTGCGTAGGAGATGATCTGTCGTTTGTATCACCAACACCAAGGCATCCAGAGTTATTTGAACCCCATGCGAATGCGGCACCGTTATTGTCTATAGCTATTTTAGAAGAAGGGGAGAGAGCCGCTTTATTGAATTTATATAAACCAGCAACCAACACAGGAGATGATCTTCTTATTGTTGTTCCATCACCTAATTGTCCTGAGAAATTATCGCCCCAATTCCAAGTATTTCCATTTGTATCAATAGCTAAATTTGATTCAGAAGTTGAAAGAGAATTTGTTTTTGAAAGGAAAAATTTAGAGTAAAAATTAGATCCAGAAACAATAACTGGAGATGATTTCATTATAAGAGTGTTATCACCTAATTGTGCTTCAGCATTATATCCCCATGAATACAGATTATATTTGTCTGCTGTACCAGCAGTTGAAACTTTCGAAAGTGAGAATGCGCCTTGAGCACCGCCAATGACACCTTCTAGTTTATTTGGATTAGGGTAAACAATTACACGCTGAACGCCGCCTGGACATTTCCACGTCTTATTTGCTCTGTTTAAAACAACCCTAACCAAATTCTTTTGCATTTTAGTTCACCCAATAATTTGTTCCATCACAATAGAACGTCCAAGATCCGTAATTAGAAGATAGATAATAGTTTCCGTTTACTCCTTCAATGTTCTCTGCTCCAAAAGGAATACAACCAAGTTGGTTTACATCAAGATAACCTGTCACATCTTTGATAGTAAAGGATTTACCAGCCATTTTAGTTGGGTTAGGGAATGTGAAATCAGATGCAAAAGAACTATTGTCGATCAAAATAGTTACGCCAGCAACCCAAGTATCTAAAATAAAACCAGCAGTTGCGTTCAAGTGACCGTTAATCATTACTCCAGGTCTCATCTTTAACGCCATGTCCAATTCATTTATTTGATCTTGGATCATTCCACCGACTGCATAGTTATTTGAGAATTCATATTCAGCATCAGTTTCATTTGATGAAGCTTGCTTAGACATTCTAATTGCAGAACCAGAAACAATCTCTAGCACGTTTGTACCAGCAGGAATTGATGGACCTGTGATAAGTGCTCCAACAAGAATCTCTGAAGTATCTGAAAGCCCTGTCATGTTATATGAACCGCTCGTTACATCGCCTTCTTGAATTGAGATCGTGTCTTCAGCAGGAATAATTGAAGCAACCAAAAGAGAAATTGCGGCATCGAGTTCGTTTAACTGAAGCTGAACGTTGCCGCCAGTTGCATATCTGTGGCCGATTGTTAAGCTTGTTCCAGTTCCATTTGCCTGAGCAGTTTTAGATAGAGTGATCTCATCACCATTAATTTCTGTGATCCATGATCCAGCTTGAATACCAGATCCAGAGACAGCCATCCCTGTAGTGAGTCCGGCAACTGAGGCCATATCAGTAATAACATTAGATCCAATCGAAGTATTACCTGTTGTGACTAAAATTGTGGAGTCAGCAGAAACCCCGTCTGCAGCGTTTAGCACTGTCGACACTTGTTCGTCTAACCACTTAAGCCACTGATCTATATTGTAGAAAAGCCAGTTCATATACTGGAATGGAGGAGATTCAACTACCCATCCTTGAGCTTTCTTGGAGCCGCCGGGTTCAACCGCTTTCGAAGGATCACCGTCTGTCCAATCTGGGAAGTCTGTAGGTTTTATTGCCATATATTTCTCCTAAATTATTTTCTTAAACAACTGCAAATTAAAGATCCTGAAGAGTTTGTCTGAACACCCGTTGGACCTCTGGTTGAAAATTCATAATAAGTTGTACTATTATCTCTGAAAGCCGGAATCTGACCTTCAAATACTCCGGCATTAACACCGCCACCAAAGCCACATTTTAAATCATTGTTACACATTCCTACTGGAACATTTACTCTGAATATGCCTGTAGTCTGCCAACTGACTGTAGCTAAATCAGTATCAGAATCATAAACAGTACAAGGATTTGAAGTACAGTTATTTGAATGCCCGCCAGCCCCTGCGTAAATTAATCCGAAAACCCAAAGCCCCGGAGTTACCTTTCCTGATGATTGAGGAACGCTTGCTTCATTACCTTTTGCAATATTTGTTCTAAAGCCAAGAAGTGGTTTCACTGTAATATTGAAATCTTGTGGGCTTCTTGCTGTAAAAATTAAATTGTTGTTTGGGTTAGAAACAGTCTGAAGGTACATCAATCTTAGTGTCTGCTTATCAGTTGAATCCAAATAAAATGGTGTACAAATATTATGTGGGAATGCGCCAAATGAGTTGATACCACCCCATCTTGAAATACTCGTAGCATTACTAGATGCTAAAACAGTCTGAGCATTGTTTGGAGTTTTTATAATTCTAAATTGATTCGTATAATAAGCATTTGCGACGTTGTTAATCTGGGCTTGGTTTGCGAAGTTCATACAAACCTCAACCCATCCAGCTTGCGGTGGTTGAAGTACAATTCCCAAGCCCTCACTACCAGCAGAGCAAGTTAATCCAGTTGAAGGGTTTGTTGTAGAACAAGGAATTTGTGGGTTAGCATTTCCTGAATTATTCACTATCATTTCTAGTGTTGATTCAGTCATTTCAGTGTAAGCCGCTACGTTACCAGTTCCTAAATTTACGTTCGCAGCACCACCAGTAGAATAAATATTCACATCAACAAACCAGTTTAGATTCTGAGGAGCCACTACAGGGAGTGTTGATGTTGCTACTATAGAAAAATTTGTATCCGTAGTATTTACTGGAGTTGCACCAGTTTCGCAAAGTAAATATTCTCCGGGCTCCATATTTGTATCTGCTGCCGCTAAATGTTCTGCTGAAGTTCCAGAGCTATACATTCTTTTAATTACAGATCCAGCAGCATTATAATGAATAATTCCTATAAAATGTGAAGCAGAAACTTGCCCCATCGCACAAGTAGCAGAAGCTTTTATTTTTTGCAGAGCTGTGAATCTTGTTGCCCCAGAAACGGTTGTTTGAGAAATAAGCGTACTCGCATCGCTTTGTTGAACTGTTGCAAATAAAATAAAGTTACTTGTTTTAGAAGTATAACCAGTCATAGAAACTGACTCTTCAATCGTCGCAGTTTGAGTGTATTCACCAAATCCAAATCCACAGTTATCAAACTTTATATCAAATGTATCTGAAGCACTTTGTCCAGCGAGCCTGTGCCTGTATGTCTTTCCACCAATGCCAGGAACAGAAAGATAATATGGAGAGTATTGAGAGTTCGCATTTAACTGCTGATATGCAACCACGGTGCTGTCTGTGACGTTGTACAATTCATAGCGAACAGGTGTAGTAAGTGTATCAACCTTTAGTTGGCAGTATGCGATTAAATTTGTTGGAGCATTAGTTCCCAGAGTTATATCACCCATTGGAAGTACAGGAAGATTAGAGGCCGATGCTTGAAATCGACCAGCTTTCAAACCATCAAAAATGTCTGAAGCATTTGCAGGAGCAGAAAGAACAGAATACGTTCCAGTATTAGGCGGTCCAAATCCAAGTGTACCAAGCTCTAATCCGGGGTTCTTTAGTTTGTTTGAGAATTTAAAATATTGTTGTTCAGTAGTATTAGGTGGCGTGGTCATAGCTGAACGAGCATTGTGGCATTGTGATGACCCAATAAAGATCAAAGCACATACCCAGATCATCCACACAGGAGCATCAACTGTTTGAATCAAATAATCTTTAATTTTAGATAATCTTTTTTTCATATAACCTACTTCAATGCTACATCAAAACCATTTAAAATTGCGTCAACTAATAACAATGCTTCATCCTGTAATGGAACCGATTCATTTGCAATGTCTCTATCGAGCATCATCAACAAAGCATCTCCCGGTCCCGCAGCCCTTCCGTCGATAACACCTAAAGTGTCCATCGTATTTAGGTTCCCAATATTAATCATAGTATTTGCAGTACCAGATATGGCAACCTCGGCATTAGCTGAAGTATAGGGTGCATTGGCTAGTGTGGCAATAGAGTCACCTGATTTCAGTAAGAAAGTTCTGAGCCTGTATTTGACTCTCTTTGAGGTATCAGATGAGTTCGCAGAGAACTTCCCGTTAATTAATTTGATGATGTTTCCGGCCTTATAAGAAGATGGGATGACGTATTTACAGAATATTGTCTGTTGATCGCCCGGAGTATAGCCGAATGCTAATTGATTTTGAGGGAAAAACGGGTTTCCAGAATAAAGTGAGTTAGAAATTCTAGACTCGGGTCCAGAGAATCCAGGTCCAATATACCATGAGAGACCAGCGCCACCGCCACCACCAACGGCATCCCATGTACCATCTGCTTTAAGATATTTGTCTGCCGCAGCGTCCCCAGCACCCGGAGCAGGAACTAAACCTTTTGTTCCACCAGCGCCAGTGTCTCCTACAACGGGATTTAAAAGAGCTGTTACCTCTGTTCCAGTTAAGTCCTTTGGATCAGCAGGGCTTACGGTATTGTTACCTTTAATTGTGTTAGCAGGCATATCAGCAAGCTTCACATTTGTGACAGCATTGTTCGCTATCGTATTTACTCCAGAAACGTTCATAGTAACGTCACCAGAAGGAGTTACCTGAGTGGTTATACCACTGTTACCCATGAATATTTTGCCGCTTGCGAGTGTTTCAAAGTAATTTATGCGACCACTTAAGATAGAAATGTCTGTGTAGATCGGCCCGAGGTTTACGAAGTAACGAGTATCGAGCTGGAGAATAGAAACATACTTAGTTTCAGGCCCAGCAGAAATATCTACTATCGGAATCCTGTCGCCATCCGAGATCGTATTTATTGGAGGTAAAGCTGATATTTTTATTCCAGGCACTACTCATTCTCCAACACGAGATAAACTCCGTTTTCAGTCATTAGATTGTATCCATTTTCAGTTAACAGGTTTGTGAATATGAGTGCAATTGATAACCCGTAAATAAGTGTGCTAAACAAACCGCCTTGACCTGGATCGACAAGATCATCGAAGCCACTGCCATTAGGAAAGTTTGGAAGGATGTCATACAAATCTATGAATGCAAAAGGATTAGTTTCATCGTATTGGACAATAAATTCTAAGGAGACACCAGCAGCCAGAGACTTTTGAATGATCTGTGCGCCAAGTAAATATAAAGCTGGGTCCAAGCCTGTGTCGAAATAGTCGAATCCAATCCCTGCTGGGTATACTTCATAGTAGTGAAGACCTTGGGGTTGGAAGATTAAATTTATAATAAACAGAATTGTTGGGATAGTTGTATCAGTATTATTCTGCGCAATTGTTCCCAATATTAAAACGAGGTATTGTTCATCGGTTAAACCATTTCTTTTTATACCAACGATCTCGCCTATGTTATCTAACTGAACGCCCACTGACGGATATGTAGTTCCGTTAAAGAGCATTCTTCCATCGTCTAACGCATAAATTACATCCTCTAATTCTTGAATTTGTTCTGTGATAGAAGTAACCATGCCTTCAATCGCTTGCTTGCCTTTATATTGTTGCATCAAACGATTGAGTGCCTGTTGAACGTGATCTGAGATTCTGGTTACATTCATCTTAAAAACCTACACGTAGTTAAGTGTTACAATAATGTTTTGCGAACTAAAATGTGCTCTTTGTTGTGAGCGAATCTCAATGTTGTCTTGAGAAGCTGGAGCTGGTTCTGCTCCTGCATAAAGTTCGTAATCTACAATTCCAGGCACATCATTAAATGCACCAATCAGACCTTTTGATCCATATAAAATAACCTTTTGTCCGATTCTTAATGAGTTACCGATTGCAATAAGTTGTTTTTGTATTTGCTGAATACCATCTACAGGGAACTCTTCTTGATCTACGTCTAAAGTAATTGAAACATAAATCTCTACAGGAGAAGGTCGTGAGAAATAAACTTGGTGTGTTTGTTCAAACTCGTCTGTGAACTCGAACGGTCCAAGTGCTCCATAAGCCTTGATCCCTGCTGGTTTGTTTTCGTATATAGTATTTGCGATAGTAACATCGTCACCACCTTCAACTACTATCTCAAATGATTTACCGGGACGACCTGAGATCCCTATATTTACTGAATCAATCAGTTTTTGTAATGTGTTTGTTTCAACAAGAACTCTGTCTTCAGATACTGAATCAAAGAACATAAAGAATCCGCTTGCAAATGTTCCTGATACAACCACTGTATCGAACGGCGAACCTAAGTCTCTAATCACTTGCTGAATATCTGCTGCATCATCATTGTAATTTATTGGATCAGTGATAACTCCTGTTGGTCCACCAAGTCTTAAAGTGAAATCACCTGAAGTTGGAACGCCAGAGAACGTGATCGCTTGAACCGAATTGTCTGGTGAAGTATCAAGGTTTTCAAATGGAGTTACTTTTTCTACACCCTCAATTTGAGCTACGTCAGCAGCGATAGCTTGTACAGATGCGCTTGCACCAGCAGACAATACTTCGAGTCTTCTAATTAAAGCTTCTGTATCTGTTTCAATGTTTCTACCTGTGATCGCATCGAGTGGATTGTTTACAGAATCCCAACCAGAAATAGGCGAGTTGATTACTGTGAGTGATCCTGCTGGAGCATATACAGGTCCGTTAATTGTACACCATGCTGACCCAACACCTTTTGCCGGAGTCCCTTCTGTAATCATAATTACAGTTACGTTAACAAAGACAACCCCATTGAATAAAGTGTTTGAAGCGACTACAAATAGCGGCTGTGCTTTATTGCCGGAATCACCGTCGAATGCAATTGAGAAACCTGAGGCAAAGTTTCCGGTTACAATTACATCGTCGTAAGGAGCATCAAGCCCATCGGCCAAAGCACGAATCGCTATTTGTAGTGCAGAATTAGATATATTGTAAGCAAGAGCACCCGTTGTGAGTTCGTTTCCTGTATCTGGGTTCACTATAGAAAGTGTCCATGATCCAGTTGTAGGTGTAGAAGTAAACGAAATTAATTGGGCGCAATCTACTGCCGCTTGTATTGTTACTTCTTCTCTTGTCGCAAATTGGAATTGTGCTTGACCGAAAATAGAGATGAGTGAATTAGCTGGAATAATTGTTCCTGCATCACCGAAAAACTCTAAGCCATATACTCCGTTTGTAATAGGAGCAGTTTTTGTAGGCAATGCTCCGAGCCTTTTTAAGTTGTTGAACGCAAGTAGGTTATCAACAGAAGTACCCTCTGCACCGCCCGGATAGTATGAAAGATAAACTGCTTCAGCCAATTCCCAAATTAGAGCTTCACGTTCTGATTGAACACCGATCCATTGTCCTAAAACTGTTTCAGGGAGTAGGTTAATGTTCTTTCCAAGCAAGTCTCTTAATGTGTCTTCGACCTCTTTCTTGATGATCGCTTGCCTTTTAATTTTAAATCCCTGTGGGGTTAAGCCGTAAGTTGCCATGTCGCTCCTTAAATCATTAGAGAAAGAGGTTCAGAAACCGGGTACACAATTCGACCTGATGTTGTAATAACTTCAAATGCGATTTGTAATGTCCTATTAGTAAAGTTAGCAATTGAACTGAAAGAAACCAATTGAATAACGCCGGGTGTGCTAAGAATCTGGTTGATTAACAAAGCATCTATCTTCGCTTGGTCTGGGTTTTTAACCAATATTTGTTGGAAGTAAGGTAAGCCAATTGTGTTATCTAAAAACCACTCGCCTCTAAACACTCTTAATCTCTGTAAAAGGTTCTGACGTATCGCTTCTAAACCTACTGTGAGAACAACTGTTCCGTTCGCATCAACAAGAATGTCTCCGTATGTTGGAGAGGCTGTGTCTAGATCCATTTTAATATCGCTCATGTTAAGCTCCCTTTACCCGTAATAGCTGATGGTGCTACCGTTGTTCCAGTTTGGTTTGTCGCACTACCAGCCGTTGCCACAGCTTGCCCTATTGGGTTCTGAAAGGGTAGCCCAGATAAAGCCGTTGGTAAAACATCTGCATTGCCTTTTATGTATGTGAGATCAGCTCCCCAGATGGCTTTGAGTCCATTTAGTAAAGTGGTTTTCTCACCGTCTGACAGCTTATTGAAGTCAGTATTGTATGAAGCGATTGAATCGTATACTGCCTGTGCTCTTGCATTTGTTGTCATCGCCATACTACACCTTCATTGTATCCAGTTTAGTTTTTATTTGTTGAAGCAACTGTACTGTGGAAGCAATAAACGGTTGCGGTCCAAGCATTGTATTTGTAAACGCCTGTGTCGCTAGAACATTTATCAACTGTGACAGTAGATCTATTAATTCATTCTGAGCATTTTTAACCTGAAACTTCCCATCTTTTTTTAAGATAATTTCAGAATTCCCATTGTGCATGACTAAATCAGTGGCAGCACCAGTCAGTTGTTTTGAAAAAGGAATAGCTCCCGGTACGAAAATGCAGTCACCCAAGTGATGTCTTCGAGTGTCTTGTGGATCTACAAGTCCACCTTCAACTGACCATACATCAAGTGATCGCTCTGCAAAGAATAACCAGCCCTCATCGCCAACTGCTATTGGACATTTGATCCAGTAATCTTGCCCGGCCGGATGGCTTACAAACACATCTTGTATAACAGGGAGTGCGACAACATTGTTATCAGAGAACTTTCTTTTAAGAGATGGCTGAACATCGATGCGCCCAGAGCCTTTTACCTTTACGATTTTACCCGGCATACAGGTGTGCAAATCATATAGAAGCTGATTCACAGCTCTCATAACAACAACATCCATCGACTTGGTGTCGTTATCTAATGATTCCTTTTTCGGGTCGTAAATATTATCTGCCATTAAACAATTCCTATGCCCGGTTGAGTGTACGCCTGACCAGCACCTTGATTGATCTGCCCTGCTTCTACTGCCACACCTTCACACACCGCTTTCCATTCGTTGCCGTGGGTGTCGCCTTTATATTTTACGTTCTTTAATTTAAAATAACCATTGATAGTGTTTGACTTAAGCTCTACCGCACACTCTGGAATAAGTCTTGGATTGAGAAGTGCTTCAAATATTACTCCAGATTCTTTTAACGAAGGTTCACCAATAAGACCTGTTTCAGATGAAAGGAAGATACTTGGTTCACCATTGGTGGCTTTAAGTGAATTAATTTGTATGTGATTGTTTTGAATCGACCAAGTGTATTCAAGGTTGTTTGTAAGAAGATCCAATAGAGACTTTATTGAGCCGCTAAATGGAAGACCTTTCTGTAATACTTTGTCATCAAGTAAAGATATATTCCCTTTTTCTATTTTAAGTGCTGTGACTAAATCGTTTATGATCGCTGTATATTTAGTTCCTGCTTCATAAGACTTCTGGAAATAGTAGTTCGCAATGTTCTGCTCTCCATCTCCTGCTTCAAATGAAGTAACAATATCAGCTCCCTCTCTTCTAGTTAGAGTTCTAGCTGTGATCCCAAGGAATAATATTTCAGTAAGACCTTTGTACCCGGCCACTAATTTTATCAACTGCCCTTTGTCTTTGTACTTAATCCGAGATTGTGTATTGAGATTGTATACATCTATTTTAGCTTTATTGGGTGTGCTATCAGAAGTCTTCTCTATATCAAAAGTTACTCTCAATGAGTTCGTGTATTGTTGGCCCTCGTTAAACACTTGAGGGTTAGACATATCGGGTTTATCACCTTGTGCTGGTGGTGAAATAGTGATCGCCCATGCTCTGTCGAATAAGAATTGAGCTGAACTAGACACTTGAATCCTCATACAATAGCGAATGAGTCATACCAAATGAATAACGAGATGGTTGCTCCACTCTAGTTTGGTTATCACGAGAGAACAGAATGCCCGGCGGTAGTCCTACGATCACATACTGTCCTGCGATGTCTCTCTCAATTAAAATTGGGAGTCCACAGATAATGTCGTTGTCTCCTGAGTCTGCTATATCTAAAATCCATCTGTTCATACGTGTGTTGAAGATGAATCTTAGCGTGTAAACAGTTCCTTCAAATGTAATTTTAAACTTATACCAAGGTAAATCGTTACGTGCTGGGATTTCACTTATCATGGTGCTAATCCTCCTACAGCGTTTTTAATATTCGCTTGACCATCTTTGAATCCTTTAAGTAGTGCATTCGCTTTAGATTGTTGTTTACCGAGATCGGCTTGCGATGAAGCAAGCCCGCTATTCGAGAATATTTGAATGTTTGTTACGACAGCTTGTACAATGTTCAACTCAATTAGTGATACATCGAACACCAATGCTCTACCTGTGCTCGCATCACGAGGCACTGATATAGATTTAATCCACATATTGTCGTATCTTTTTAAGCCAGTAACTATTGAGAAAGGTTTTTTAGAATCCTGTAATGATAAAAGTTGCTCGTACATTGTTTTAGATGGAGAGCTTGTTCCATCATTTGCATTTGCTAGAGCATAACCGAATCCTGCTGCCACTACTCCAACTGGAGGTAATGCAACTGTCGCAAGAGTGGTGATCACTGACTGTGATATTTTTATTGGAGTATCTGTTTTGATCCCTTGTAATTCGAGCACATAAGGCTTAATCAAAATGTTGTCAGATATATTATCCCCACCCTCGATAGGAAACTCTGAAGGGATTGCTTCACGTGAGTGACGTTCTGATACAGAGCAATCTACAACAAGTGTTGAATCCTCTGACCCGTTCTCACCTTTTTTGATGAACGAAACTTTCTGTGGTTTTCCAAGTAAGTAACCCGTTAAGCCCGGCATTAATACCTCACTGTTTGAGGAGTAGATCGTTCAAATTCACGAGACATCTTTTCCAAATGAGATTGAATTGCGTCATATGCTTTGTTACCAACATCTTTTGGATCAGTGCCCGGTGGAATAGTAAAGTTCATTGGCGCATCTATCGTGTAGCTATTGCCACCGTTAGATGTTTTATTTGCGTTGTTTGTAACTGAACTCATCACGCCGTTAGGCCCACTGATAGAACTCATCTTCGCCCCGGCCCCACCAGCTCCGGCGAACATATCAGTAACATTACCGATACCTTTCTTAACCCAGTCTACCAGTGAACCCGTCCAAGTTTTACCCCCTGTAAACATTGCCCAGAGATCGTGGATGACCACAACCAAGACACCTACGGCAGCGATGATCGCTAAAATAGGTGCAAGTGCAGCCCACTCTCCTGCGGCAACGGCAAGCCATGCGGCTCTTAATAAGAACAACATTGTTTTAACAGTTGAAATAACAGCCTGGAATATACCCCAAACTTTAATTCCCGCTTGTACAAGGAACGTGAGTCCCTGCCACACTTTGATAAATGCGACAACGGCTAGCACTGTGCCGAGAATCCACTTGGTCACTTCTTTATGCTCCATCATTAGGTTAAAGAATTTCGCTGCCTGGAAGACAACGATTCTGAATACCTCATATAGTGCGCCTAGAGCGTAACCAACTGAGTAGAAGAAATCTTCTAAGTTTGTTGCAGTAATTTTTTGTATAACTAAAAGGAGTTCAATAAAGTCGTTTGTTATGAACTCAATAAGCGGTGCGAAGTATGCGGCGGTCTTTGCGGCGAAGGCTGTGAACATATCGAACAACCTTTTTAACGCATCGCCAGCACGTTTTAGAGCATTGATCTGATCACCGGATAACACGATGCCCAATCTTTCAGCTTCTGCGGTTTGCTTACGGATAGCATCAGACCCCTGTGATAGCCAGGGAACCATGTTCTTAGAATTCTTACCCAAGAGCTCTTGAGCTAAGGCAGTCTTTTTTATTGGATCTTGTATTTTGTTTAGCCTATCAGATATAGCGAATAACGCTTGATCTGCTGTCTTAAATGACTTTACTTGGTCTTGCCCGATGCCAAGCTGCTTAAAGGATTCCAATGCAGAGCCACCGTCTTTACGTGCGGAATACAATGTTTTAGAAAGCTTAGTGAGAGAGCCGCCCAATTCTTCTTGGGACACACTGTTTTGGCGAGCCGCAAATGAGAGCTTTTGATACTGCTCCACAGCGATGCCCATGTTTTTAGATGTTGTATCGAGAGCTGAATAGAAGTCATCGAACTTGCGTACGAGACCAACAAGCTTAGTGCCCAATTCAACGGCAACTAATAGGTTAAGTCTGTTCTTAATTCCACCGATTTTTTTGTCTACGTCATTGAGCTTTTTATCATCAATTTGAAAGCCCCATTTGGTAACCAATTCTTCTACTGTCATTTCTTAGCCCTCTCATGCGCTTTTCTTTCTTCTTCTTCTACGAAGTCCATTGCTTCGTGTGAGTCAAAGAGATCGTCAATGGTCCAAACGTAGGAAACATTGTAGAGAGTGTCTAAGCCTTTTAGAACTGGTCGCCAGATCGCCCAATCTACGTTGGTGACTGGTCCTGAAGATTCGTGCTCGATGGTGTTGACGGTAACTGGCTTAAAACTTCTGCTAAAAAATTTCCGTACTGCACCTCCAACGCAGCTTTAACCACATTGATGAGGTGCCCAAGTTTTTGCTTATAGTGTTGGTCGAAGTTAATCTTCTTACCATCACACAGGCATTTGGTAGCAGCCAAGTTCTCAATAATTGCATCTACTTCATCTGAGTCGATGTTCTCTGTGAGAGCCTTTACAGCGAGTCCGAGCACATCTGGTTTAATCTTCTTTTTTAGAAGATCGCCCTCTCCTTCTGCTGAAGTAAACAACATCGCAAATGGTTGGCCGACTAAGCGAATGAGTTTCCTCATTAGTTTAACCGATTCCTTTGCTCCGAGTACCTCGAAGGAATATGTGTGTCCGTCAATCTCTTTATCTACCAAGCCCGTTTGTACCATTAGTTATTACCACCTACGAACATATCTAGTTCATCTGTTTCAATTACCCATTGTCTTGTAGTGGCTTCTTTTGCGTTCTCAACATTGGCTTGTTTTTGAACCCATGAAGTTGCACCAGCACAAACAGTTGTACCAGAATTATCTTTCATAAGACAAGGAGCAACACCTTCCCCGGTTAGCTCATCTGCGTTAGCCAATGCGCTTAAGAAGTCGTTTGATGAACTTGATTGCATGAGAGTAAGAGTGAACTTACCGGATTTATTGTTAGATTTTACTCTACAACCTTCTCCGTCTGCTCCAACCTTAAGGTTAAAAGCTTGTTCATTTCTTTCTACTACAATGAATGTACCATCGGCGAAACCACTTACAATGTGGCCGCCTACAATGATTGCGTTCTGTTTTGGATCGTATGTTTTAACCATTTTAAATCTCCTATTGTGTTACTTTACCAGTTACTTTAATGAAGTGGAATGCACCAGCGAATCTGCATTCAAAGCTCACATTAGGATAGTATCTGTTCGCTCTATTTGTAGCACTCTCTGATAATACAGGAGGAACGACTACAGAATAAGGGCTGTTACCATCGATCAAGCCGTTTGAGATACCTTGTTTAATCGCTTGGATGATAGCGTTTTGAATTACCGCAGCACCAAGATCAGTGTAAGGAATCTTTGGGTTTGAAACTAATAGTGTGTAGATATTATTTTGGATCTCTGTCTCTAACCAGTCGATACCAACTTGTACATCGATGAAACGGCCTGATGCCATCCAACCTTCTTGAGTAATATTCACGCCACCTACTGCTTCGTAGATGTTCGCATTTTTACCAACAAGACCTGATGGTACGTTACCGATCAAAATGTTTCTTTGGTTGTCAGTGTAGTTATCTGTTAACCCACCAACGATTGTTTTGAATTTGTAAGTAGATGATCCCGGCACTTGTGGTAATTGGCTACCCAACCATCCAGCTTCAGGTCCGAGGTCAGCTTTTTGTTGTGTCTTAGAATACAGAAGACCCGTTCTGTTGTATGAGAATCCTTTTAGCAAGCTCATTACGTCTGTTGTTACGTTGTCGATAACATCTGCATCGTATGATCCTGCGATAAAGATTTTCTTAAGTGTTTCAATGTATGAAGCAGCTTGTAGAATATCGTTCTCAAGTTTAGATGTAAGGATTAAAGCATACCAAGCGTTACCGTTTTGATCGTTTAAGATATTTGAAATATCTGTGATCACACCGTTGTTAGGAGTGCCTGTAACAAATGTAAGGTTAGCTGAACCAGCGATACTAAATCCGAGGCCCGCTGCTTTCGCAGTAAGGATAAGAGTAGTTGTACCAGAAGCAGTTGCAGGGCAGGCACTATCAGCGTTGATGAGTGCGATTAATCCTGTTACAACTTCTCCAGCCGTAGGGTCAGCATCTGATGTGAAGTCGTATGCTACACCAGCGATTGTCGCTATATAATGTTGGATTGTTTGTGATGATACGTTCGGTGTACCTGTAGAAATTTGGGCAACTGGAGTTGTTCGTTTACCGATAGCAACTTGCAGAGGAGAAATATCTTGTCCGAATGCTCTTTGGGCATGGATATATTCTGGATCTGATGTCTCGAAGTCTTCGCCTACAGCTTCCATTGAAGCGTAGTATCTGATTAAATCAGCATCATCGAAACCAGTGGGTCCTAAAATTAGCGGAATACCGAAACCTTGTTTTGGTACCGCAGCCGATTGTAGTGATACAACCACGTTTACAATTTGATCTAAAGCGCCCATCATTCCTCCTCGGGTATAACTATTTCTTCTGTAATTGTTTGATCGCCTGTTTTAATCGTAGCTTCTGCTTCAACTTTTTCAATTGTGGTCATTGACTCACTCAAGTTGAATGCTATTCCAAAGCTAACGTCCATCTGGCTGCGACCTTCGTAACCAGTATTCATCAACTCGGTTAGGTCTGCAACACTTCCTATTAGCCATACGGCAATTCCAGCCTTTCTGAGGTTCTCTTGAACTGTCCAAAGTTCTAAGCTCTGCTGCCAGAGTGACATATAGTTGTAAGCTTCTTCTTTTGAGTTCCCATAACAGTTAAAAGAAATGGTCATGCGTCTTTGACCACCTACGTTATGAGTATCACCGATCCACTCATGTGAGTCATCGCCACTTTTGTCTGCAGGGTTTAGGGTTTTGTAAGAAAAATATGGCTTACAAGGCCTTGGTACGTCTTGTGTCTGCTGCTCTGCCATTATGACAGTTGTCTTGGTAACTCGTTCCATTTCTCTCACGAGAGCGATTCTAATTGCGTTAAAATCTATTGGGAAGTTAGGTGTACTCATGGATTTGAATGGCTCCCTACGTCTATGCGAACGAGCCTACATTTATTGTAAGAACCCCAATCGCCTACGCCCTGTACTTGGTAGTTAATACCATTTCTAATTATACGATCGTTTAATTTTATTGGCTTACTGTCTTTCATAGACCATAACCACCAGTTTTCCTTAAAGCGATCACCCTCTGGAACCAGCATTAGATCACGGTCTGACAATGGCTGACAGTTGCATTTGATATCAAAAGTCTCTGGGTTACGGTGGACTGCAAGACCATCTTTGTACGTTGTTTCACCCAAGCGAACTGCCTGAACTGTTTCATCACACTGGATAATTCTTGAGTGACCTCTAAGTTTAATCATTTTAAAACCACCTTGAATGTCACGGATCGTAACATGAGTTTCGAGTCCATAAGTGTTTTTGAGCCAACACCTTTCGCAGCTTTTGCCGCCAAAGTAGATGGAGCATTCACTGGTTCTACACCTGATTTAATTTTGTTTTGGATAAGAATTTGGATCCGAGTGCCCATCGCACGTAGACACTTTTCTACTGTCCAATTCTTCTTCATCATATTGCGAATCATCTCTACTCGCCATCTGTTTATTTTATCTGAGTTCTCACGAATGGTGGAGCGTATGAAAGAACGCTCTGGCTGACCAGGGTGCATATACCCTTGACCCTTTGGTGGATTAACTGTGTGAGGTTCTACGCCGAATTCGTTCCATAAACCAACTTGCACTACAGATACCCCACTGGGGTAATTGCCTGCTCCCTCATGTAGACCTATTGTCACATAAGAGTGTTGAACGCCCTTGAGGTTGCGGCGAAATTGCACCCACTCTTTAAGCATTTTATGTTCAGTAGTGATCATGGATTTAATCATTGTAAAACTATGGCCTCCCAACAATCTCTGTGAAGGATAATTAAAAACTCGTTCGGCGGTATGTACTTGTGTCCCAACCATAATTCTTCTTTTGACTGACACTTATAAAAGAATTCTCCGTAATCAAACTCCAAACCACAATGATGACAATGATCTTTGTGAGTTAAATTCTTTAAAAGAAAATGTTCAGTCTCCTTCTGGATCGTCATAAGGGTTAGCGTTCTCCGTAGTCCATGGAGCTAATTGTTCGTTTTCCATCATGTGCTTAGTGAAATCAGGCTTAACTCTGTCAGGGTTTTGGGCTTGAGTTTTCTTATCTGCTTTAGAAATACCACCAGCGTATGGTGCGATCCCTTGAAGCAATAGCCTTTGTCTTAATTCATCTCTGAGTTTTGTAAAATTAGTTAAGAGCTGAGAGTTTTTTAAAGATACTGAGCCAACCGTTTCATCTATGTAGCCAGCAAATTTAGCCATGAGAGTTTCACATAAACGTATTGAAGTTTGCAATGCACATTGGTTGTATTGTGTGAGCATCCAAGTGATCTCACCGTCTTGTAGATATGGAAAGCATTCATTGGTGTCGCCAATTAGAAAGCGAACTTCGTCTTTTTTAGATGAACCGGGATCTCCAGAATATGTCCACGCCATGAATACCTCGTTTATTTGTCACGAGTTTTTGCGTGACCTTTTTTGTTCTTTTTAGATTTCTTCTCTTCATCTTGAACAAGAGCTTCTTCAGCTACTTCAAGGTTAGAGGCAGAATCTGATTCGGGTACTTGAACCTTTTGAGGGCTTGTATCAGCGATTGGTTCAGACTTAGGAGCCGCCGATTTTTTATCAGCGACCCATTTTATCCACCCTAAGTTAAGGTGTGCAATGATTACGGGATAAGACCATGTATCAGCGTCTTTAATTTCTTCTCCAGACTTTACGTGACCAGATGAAGTTACTAAATCTTTACAAGCTAAATACATGGCAATACTCCTTACAGCAATCCTGTCATGTAAACACCTAGGTCTGAACCTACGAGTTTCATGTCGAATGCCATTTCACCCTCGATACGATCAGATGCAAGTTGTTCCATACGGAATGACTTGATTCTGTTACCTTGTGCGCCAGCACCTAACAATCCTGTCCAGCTAAAGATGTATCCACCTGAAGGCTGAAGGATAGAAGGAGCAGGGTTAGAGTAAACAAGAAGTGCCTTATTTTTGATAAGGAAGTCATTTGCCGCAGCTTGACCTTCTCTTGCCGTATCTTCAACCACTGATGCAACTAAGAATTTATCTACTCCAAACATTGAAGCAAGTAATTCTTCAGTTAACATTCCACGTTGAGTGTACTTGATACGATCAATGATCGATGCGTTGTTTTTTAATGCTTTGAAAACATCGTATGTAACAACGAGTACGTTAGGGGCGAAACCAGTCTTCGCTTTAACAAGGGCTTTTTGATTGTCAACATCTGACAATGGATCTGAGTTTGTAGCGTTCCACTTTGTAGATGGAGTGAAATCCGCTGCACCTGTCCAAGTGCTTGCCTTGAAGTAAGATGAAACGAATTGCTTTTCTCTACGAAGCATAAGTTGTTGAGTTACAAACAAAGTCGCATCACGGTCCAAGTTCAATGGATCATCAGCGTTTTGTCTTGTTTGGTCATCAACATCTTTGTGAACTGCCCATACATCAGCCATGTAAGGAGTTGTCGCAGTCTTATAACCAGCACCTGCAGACTCTGTTCCCGGTCCACGCTTTTGCGCTGACGTTTGGAACCAGTATTGTTTATCGTATGTGAAATATAAATCAGACTGTTTTAGAACTGGCACGATAGGGAATACCTTATCTGCGATAAAGTCTGATGCCTTTTGAATGTACGCAATCGAGATGTTCGTTAAAGGCTTATTTACGTGAACATCGGATCTAGTTGGTTGTGGCATTTAATCCTCCCTACCTTACTGTTTACCGTGAGTTTTTAATAATATTGTGAAGACATCTCCGTCTACTGCTGACTCTAATGCCACCGCAACTGCGTATGACGCTGAATCTGCTACAACGAATTTACCAGACACACACTTCAATAATTGACCTACAGCGATTGGGCCACCAGCTTTCGCCTTAGTTACCCCTTCTACCATCACAACGCCTGGCTCACCAACGATTGGGTTATTTTGCAATACCCCGATGATTGGAGTAGATGCACTCACAGGAGGAACTAATGCCGCTCCTAGAACTGATCCCGCTCCTTGCGTGTTAGCGGCTGTTCTTACACAGACACCAGTGAATTGATAAAGTGCTTCGTCAGACATATCTAAGTCTGCTGGAATCACACCGACATAAAAATTTGGAATTTCATAAGCACTCATTAGATGCCTCCTCTTTGATCTTTATAGTCAGCGTACATTCTCTTACCTTCAGTTGTCTCAAGGAACTGCTCTACAGCTTGTTCTTTAGATACTGGTTCAGCTGATTTAGCAACGATAGTCATAGCAGATTTTTCAATTTGCTCCCATGTTGTTCTTCCAGCGGCAGGAACAGACGAACCTAACTCTTTAAACAAGTTACCTTGTGTAATTTTGTCATTCGCTGATTTTAAAATTGTTTCTAATTTTGCTGAAGCTTCTGGAGCCTTTTCAGATAACTCTTTTAGAATTGTTGCCAACTCTGCTTTGTCACCTAGGTTGTCCATTTTTGAAACTTTCTCTTGGAATTCTTTTGTTACACGTTGATCCTTCTCGACGTTGAGTTTAGCTTCTAGATCAGCAGCTTTTTTCACAGCGTCTTGCTGACCTTTGTAGATCGCTTCAACTGCTCCTCTTACGTCTTCTGGAACACCGGATAAGTCAAGAGATCCATCAGATTTAATAACTGCTGATTTACTCACTTTATCCTCCTCTTTGGCTTTTGCCTTTTTTAACTCTTCTTTCTCTTTATCTTCTTTTTCCTTATCTTCCATGGCCTTTTTAGCTTTGGCTTTCTCAACGTCTTCTGCTTCAGCTTTTTCCTTAGCTTCTTTCGCTGCCTTAGCTTTTTTTACATCCTCGTCTTCATCTTCTTCTTTGCCAAAAGATTTAAGAACAGCTTCAACGTCTGCTTTCTTAACTTCTTCTGATGCACCGAAGATTCTTGCGATTGCTTTAAGAGATGCTTTTGCCTTGTCAGATAGAGATTCCTTTGATTTCAGAACGGCTTCTACCTTATCAGATTGGTCTTTGGATAACTGAGTTTGATCCATTATGTTGTCTCCTTGGGATTTAAAGATAAGGAATTTACGTTTATTTGCACCAAGTGGGACAAGGCTAACCTCGGCCGCTTCTAGGTCATATAATTTTTTAGGCATAAACTCCCCTAACGATATAAAGCTGACATAAACGTGGAACCACTGCAAGTCTTATTTAAAAGGTCGGTACTCGTTGCCCGAACCCGCCAACACTGAATCCAGTGTAGTCCCCGTCCATTACTTTTTGCCACTCAACTGGGTCATTCACATATACAGCGAGAACCCAAGATCCTTTCTTAACAATTTGTTTACCAAACTGTCCATTAAACTCTAAGTCCTGCGGTGCGATATAGCTCTCAACAGGTGTCGAGTCGATCTTCTGTGAGTGTCTTGATCCAACTACTCGAGACTTCATTAGGTAATAATGTGCAGCTTTTTCAATATCTTCTGCTGTCATCCAATCACCTTGAGCATCGATCTCGTCAGGTGTTAACACCACACAATACACGATTTGCTTCATTGACTGTGCTTTGCAGATCGGAACCAATTTAGATTCCTTAAGTATTTTTTCAACTAATAAATCCAATGGATCATTTTTGTTCTTAAGTCCAGCCGATTTTACGATCTGAGCCTTCTCTTTATAAGACTTAGATGCAGTTATTCTTTCAACGTTCGCTACCTGTTCAATAGCTTGATAAACAGGAGAACTCTTAAATAGATCATCGACATTGAGAGAGAAAGAATCGCTAAGAGCACTAATAGCAAGGCGTTGATCAAATGGTAATGCAGCATACATACTTTCTGGTTCTTTTAGTTCAACATGAATTAATTTAATGAACTCTTGTCTGTGAATTACGGGGCTGCCCGCATCAACTTCCTTCTGGTTGCTCGTGTGGTAGAACTCAACGACCCCGGAGAAACAATCAGGGTGCAACCTAACATTCCCTTCGTATATAAAAATACCGCCGGGTGCGAGTACACGTTCGATTTCCCGTAAGGTATTTTCCGTATCGCATAGAGGGAGTACATCAAAGGTATTTCTAAGAAGAACCCTTTCACAACTTTCTTGAGCAAGCGGAATACCGAGCGCAAGGTCGTGAACAATCGTTCCGTAATCGTGCGGAAAAAGATCAAAACCCAAGTAACCGGGTTCCCGTATTGCGCCCGAGCCGAGGTCAATTCTGAGTAAGTTTGAATCATATTTTTCACCTAAGTCGCTTGAAATTAACTTCTTATAGTGTAGAGGATCTTTTTTAAGATTATCAATAACTGTTTTTAGTGCATCTGTTTGATCTACATCTTCGTATGATAACTCGTAGTCCATGCCCTCAATTAAGGTAAGCTTATCGTGCATGATATAATATTCTGAATCGAACTTTTTTACGTTCCTTAAGATGTTTTTTAATAGTTCGTTGTATTCCATTTTTACGTGTAGGTTTTGTTCGATCTCTTCTGGTAGTCCATTGGTTATATCAACCCACTTCCAGCGATACACTTCACCATCAGGATCGTTCTTCATTGTTGTTGAAGCTTTCTCATCTAACTCTACTCTGAATGTTTGAACTGTGAGTCCTTCTTTAACAAGGGTTGGTTCAGTGACAGATTCGAGCATTGCCTCTTCGATTTGAATGCCCGACTCTTCCATCACTTCTCTTACAGCACCTTCATGGAATGATTCTCCCTCGTCTACATGGCCTCCGGGTACGGTCCACTTCTCGTTATCTCTTCTTTTACCCATAAGCAATTTGCTACCAAACATTAGAGCAACTGAAGCGACTCTTCTATCACCGGATTCTTTTTTAATTAACTTTTTTAAATTTACAATTACACCATCTAAAAAGGCCAATGCGTGATCTGTGTTTGTCATCCGAGTATCCTTTTTTTAATTGCGGCACACACTTGCTTGAACTCTTTATCGTTCCCGTCCAGTGTACAGCGCATTCGTGTCGCTATTAAGTCAACTATCTCACTATCGGTCAGTTGCTTATAGATTTTATCATAAGCCTTTGTGGCTTTAAAAAACAAGTGGTCCTCCCTGGAGCAACCATACTTCTCAAAGACTTCAAAGTGTTCTTGTATCATATATTTAAACTCATTAGGCATAAGCAGTTTGGGTGTGATTCAGTTGGGATCATAACTGCCCTTCCGTCTGGGAGTATCCATGCTTCATCGAGACCTACTTCTTCTCCATCCATATCTTCGCAAATAGGACATGGATCTGTGTCCGTTGTCCAAACTTTTTTAGCAGTTGTTTTATCTATAAGACCTTCTGCTGCGGCATTATCCCACACTTGATGCTGTCCCTCGTTTGAGGCATTCGCAATCTCTGTACGACCAATGGTCATTGCACGAGAACTAAGTAAACGATCTTGGTATGAATCAACTAAGCGATCGATTCGCTCAGGAGATACGTTCCTTGCTTCAAGACCACTCTGATAATTCATTACAGCTTGTTCATATCTTGGTGTAAGTCCGATAGAACCTTTTATCATTCTAGCTACATCACGAGGCGTGAGAGCATTCGAGAACGATCTACGTACCGCATTTTGTATGACTACCTGTACATCTTTTGTGATGTTCGTAACCATATTCCCCGTTACTTCACTGATGTATTTAGCTATTTCAGGGTTCTTTAGATCATATCTAGCATTGGGATTCTTTGGCGAAGGCAATGGGTTTCTTAAATCCATGTGTATCTCAAAAGGTAAATCAGCTTTCTCAACTTTAGATGGCAAGTAAGTGAGAGCATTTTTACCAGACAATCTCATCGCTTGTTCTATTGTTGGGACAATAGCTATGATGTCTTTAGTGAATTGCTCCCACGGAATAATGGACAGGATCGCTGCCTCATCGCCTTTAATGAAAGCATGGTACAGTTTCTCTTCTGAGACCATTGCCTTAAGTTTACGAAATGCACGGACCAACTGTATCTCTACAGATCGACCCATCTGCTTATTCATGTTCTCAAGCTTCACGTTGGCAACTGTACGACGAGCCTTACGGATTCGCACATTTGCCTTATGGTTCTTGAAAACAAATCTAGGCAGCTTTTTTTGTACTTTCCTAAGCTTATCTAAATCCATTAAAACGCCTTCGGTGCTCCATTAGGATACATTCTAGTTCCAAGTTCTTCTGCAACTAATTGTTGAACAGACTTCTCGGGATTCACAGGTGTAGTATCTGGTGCCACGTAGTTAGGCCCGGCATCTACTGGTATCTCAACGATGTTATTCTTTCCTGTTCCGTCCATAGGTTGTGGCTTCGTATTCGCATCTTCTGTTGATTCAAGCGGCTCTGGTAATGAAGCTGCTTTCATTAAATGTTTCTCTAGCTCTGGGTTCGGGAACAATGGGTAACCTGATGATGCCAAGTTTGTTAAGTAAGTGCCTAGTTCTGCAAGGTCTTGAGACTCTAGGTCACCATGACAAAGCTTTGGGTACTCCGAAACTTTAAGGTTATTGAGATCACATAATTGTGGAATAGCATGGCGGTTAAATGTGTCGCAAATGATCTGTAGAAATGCGCCAATCGCTTGGGCAAATAATTGTGTCTTAGATGAGGCAAGTGCAAATGATCCAACCTTCTCATGCCCCAACAAAATGAAGTCAGCTAATGCAGACATCGCAATGCGCTGGTCATATCTCTGTACGATTTTATCTGTATCAAACTGTCTAGAACCACCTGTGCTAAGAAGCTTTAAGTCGTACATTAGATTTCCATTTGCGTCGTATGCTGAAGGGAATACAACGCCTTCCTGCTCATCTCTTCTAATGTTTGTAACGATTGTTTTGATCAATTCTAGTGTGTGCTTTTGATCTGCAGATGCACAGTTAGATAATAACTCTGGCGGTACAAGTGCAACTGGTAACCCTGCAAGGTCACGCTCGATACCAATACCCTCGATGTTCTCAATGTTCTTTTTCATGTACCATGAGCGATAAGCGTTACGGAAAATAGACTTACCTTCTGGATTGTTCTTAGCTGAAGTTGTTCTAAATAATAAAGCCTTCTCCATTGGGATTGTAGTCATGTGGAAGTGAGGTGGTGACAACTGTTCAACGCCCATGATGTCTCCGTTGTCTGCAAAGATCCATCTGTATAAAGTGTCTTGCGATCTAATAGGTAAACGCTTCCAGCCGATTTTCCCGTCATTAAATTTAGATGAATCATCAGGAGTTAATTGCTTACCCAATCTCTTTTTAAATACTTTTTCGTGATAAGAGTGGCCGTACCCAATGAACGAGAGGATCTCTGAAATAGTATCCGTCCAAGTGTCTGACATATCGTGCATACATGATTCAACAAACTCCGCTGCCTCTATATCAAACTTTTGTTCAGAGCCGGGTTGTATTCTCCAGTCTACTCCACGTGTGAGTGTTTGGATTGCGTACATGATCGCACCAACAATAGGATCGTTATTGAGCATCTCTTTATAGACTTCAATACCTTTCCAGCCCGTAAGCTCCTGAAGGAATTCCTCGAAGATGAATCCTGAATATCTTTTGAGTCCGGTTTGACCCAGTTGTCTCATATCTAATACGGTTGGCTTTTGACTTTCTTCTGCCATTATTTCCTCCAAAGCGACGGTTTATCGAAACTGACTGGTGCCCATCCGGTAAGCGGTGTCCTAGTAGTTAGATCATTCACTGCTTGCGATGTTGAGTCAACTTGGTCATCGTTTTTACCATACGGGAAAAAACTCCATTCGTTAACATAATCATCGACCCATAGTGCTATTTCTCGACTTGGTAGATATAGGTTCCCTGACTCGGCTTGCGGTGAAATTGCTTGGGCACGAGCCAGCTTTGTACCATTCGGTTTAACTGCTATGATTCCAGTGATTTTAGATTTAAGTGTATCAATGAGGGCTGCTCCGTTGGCCGCATCCTCTACTAATTTACGGGTAGCACGAGGCCATTTTGCAGACATTGCCTCAAACGCTCTTAGTTGCTGAGTAAATCCCATTTGGGCACGGACCTGATCTAGTAGGTATTTGTCTGCACCCTTACGGCCCCAAACTTGGCCCACTGTGTAGTCGTTATTTTTACCATCTTTGTATGTTAAATCCCATGACTGGATAAGCTCATCAAACTCTGGGAGTTCAGCATACGATTTATAATACTTCCACCACTCACGATTAATTACTGAGCCGCCTTCTGGTGCCGGGTTCTGCTGGTAAAGTGCTGACCATGCACGAGAAGAGGTGGCTTTCACAGCTTTCATATCTTCTGGTGTAAACACTTCAGGCCATAGCATCTCGCCTATTTGACGTGGATCTTCTGGGTTCGAGTCATCGTATTTTTCTGCAGGCAAAGACAAAACAACCCACTGATCTGCGTCAGGCATCTTCTTCATAAAGTCTAGGAGCATTCCAGATAGATCGCCCTCATGCCATCGAGTTTGGGTAATTAGGATCCGGCCGGGGTTCCCATGTGAGTCAGGTCTTACCCTTGATCTCGCAGTAGTTACGAACCAGTTAAAGTTTCTGAGTCTAATAACTTCTGAGTCGGCTTCTTGCTGGTTCTTTACAGGGTCATCAATAATTAAAGTGTTCGCAGTTTTACCAGTGAGAGAACCGCCCACACCCACCGCATGGTACTTTCCTCTACGTCCAATTATCTCAAACATACTGGCGTTGTTCTTCCACCCGTCTTGGCCTTTCGCAATTTGAGTTGATGGGAAAAGGCTTTTGTACTTAGGTGTTTCCATGATTCTGTTTACGTCTGATTTAAACGTCTGCGTGAATTGTGCACCATAAGTTGCGGCAATGATCTGATGGTCAGGATCTTTCCCCAATATAAATGGAGGCAGCCTACGTGAGACCATCTCTGATTTACCAATTTGAGGCTGAATAAAGATCATCAAACGTGTGATCTCAAAGTTAAGAAACTTCTCTAAATATTTATCAATTAATCTGTGATGCCAATTTAATTTGAATTCAGGGAATGTGTATTTAGTAAATGCGAGGTAGTTCTCCGAGGCTACTAAGCCGACCTTCTCCATCTGTACGTCGTAGGCCTGATCAATAGCTTTGTCGACAACATCACTATTCATCTTGTTCATTTTTGTACTCTCTCATCGAATCAATCTTGGCATCATCATACCCAAGCTCTTCTAACAGTTTTGTTGCCTCACGGATCTCTTTCAACTTCTCACCAGATGCAAGCTCATGCGTATGTCTAATTGGCTTCTCCGGATCTCCTTCGATAACCCGTCTGTCAGAATAGTCGTGCATATTCTTCATCAGCATTGCCCACATACCTTGCGCTGGTGTCGTCGCCTCATACTCTCTGTCGTATAAAGCATTGCCTTGCTTGTCGAACACCACGTTGCCCGCTTTGTCTCTCACCACTGTTTCTTTTGTGATACGACGGAGCTGACCCATCGCCCCCATTTTGCCTATGTCCTCATAGAACTTAAGAGAGTATTCTTTACCCATGTTTTTGGCGTACAAGAATTCTGAGTGTTCTCTAGTCCAATTATATAATGTAGTGCGGCAAGTATGTACAATAGCTCCAAAAGATTCAAAGGAGTTTCCTTCTTTCATGTGCTTTATGAGCATCTCGCAGTATTCAGGTTTATATAAGGTAGGTTGTCCCGCCACTATCCCTCCGGCCATGTAATTATTAATTGAATAAATTAATTATGGCAATTGATTGATTAGAGTGGAAGACCGGATTAAGGCGAGGACCTCACACCTACCGCCTATGTATGAAGTAGGCAGCAGACAACGATGTGTGGGTCCTCTTAGATAGTAATTGGATTAGAATTAATACTGACTCTCTATCGGCCTAAGCTTCCGTTTCTTAAATATTATTTAATATTATTACGTAATATTCTTACAATTTAGACGTCTTTTAAAATGCTTCTAAATTGCTAAATGATTCCAATGGGTTGAATGACTTAATGTAAAGATATGTAAAGTGATTCCTGCTTACATTGTAAATTCAGATAGTTACCCGGGTAAGGTTTCTTGCTTACAGTGTATGCAAGTGTTTACAAGTGTACACACCTGTTAACACCAAGAAATTATACCCGATGTGATATAAAAATGGGTGATGTGACACAAATTATACTCGATCGGGTATAACACTGTTATAGGTCTTCTGAGATTTTTAAGGCTTTTTCCGGGATTTTTTTGTCGATTTCAGGGATAACGGGTCCGATTTCTGGGTTTTAGTGGCGGCCCGAGGGTTCTCGCCCATGCTCTAGATCACAAAACGAGATGGCCCTCGGTTTAAGCAACACCACAAGTCAATTTAATATATATTATTTAATACGCAATATCTTTTTGCGCATTTGACGTCAGAATTGACGCCTGAGTATCCAATTAATATTTTGTAATATTAATACAACAAGTTTGTAGATTAATATTAATGATATTTCTTATATCATAAGATTGTTTCTCTAATGATTACAGGTACTTCTCTTCAATAGTTAATGTCAGCAGTAACTTCTAGGAGATTCTTTCTACAATTTCTAGTGATTTTGTTGCAGAAAAACGGCAACTTTTTTATTGCCGATCAGGAACAAAATTATAGCTTTCACTACTATCGAATATGGCTAGACCTATAAGCGTTTCTTATGGATGAATGATGATGTGTAGCGAGCGTGTTACACATGGTTGATAATAATATCAATACTGGTTTATAAAAAGGTTGGTCTTTTAGCCAACTGGAGTTGGGTTTTGTGATTATTCGCATAAGTACGCATATTATATACAAAGGGGGTCTCATGTATGTATACATCTATACGTGGAGGAATTCCAATAACTTGATGTACCTCGTCACAAACTTTTATACATTCGGACACACGCTTCACGCATAAATTATGCAAAAATGTATGAATAAACTCACTCGGCTGATCTTATTTGAACTACTAAAACTAGTAGATGCCAGTAATTGGCTAGTAGATCGCTAGTAAAGAAAAATGAAGATTTCTTTACTTACGGGTTTTCTTAGTAACGTTCAATTGAGTAAATTTGATCAAATTTGATTAAAACCGATCAATTTGCACGGTTTCTGCAATGTGTTACAGACGTTTGAACAGCATATAATGACCGCAATCGCCGTTGAATCTGTAGGTGCGCTCCAAAATTCTCTCTTCAGTGTAGACCAATTTAAAAGACTTTTTACCCAACATGATGTGGTAGTCCTCAACCGATCTGGGCGTACAACAATGATCCATGGGATTGTTAAGATCTCCTGACTTTCTAAGCGGGTTGGTCTCTTCAGTTAAAAGAACGTAGCCACCCTTTTTAGTGATGCGAGCTATTTCTGCAGCGGCCTCGATTGCTTCAGATGTTCTGAGATGCTGGAGAACTGTGTGCGATAAAACTAGGTTAAAATGTTCTACGGGGAACACTTTTTGAGCCAAACTTTTGACGTGTGAAACGCTCACCTGAGGATAGAGCTGCTGGGCTTTCTCAAACAAGATGTCTTCCCTCTCCACGGCGCAAACCTTGAGTGCGAGCTCAACTAAAACGCCTAGGTTCCTTCCAAAGCCACATCCGAAGTCTAAAGCTGATAACATTTTGTATGCGTTATGACTGCTCCACCCGCAATTTTCAGATACGATCCTTCTAATATCAGACCATTCGCTATGGCAACGGGCTGCAAATTCTGGAAAGTCTGCGTCTACAACATCTTTGATCTGGTACTGGTATCTCATTTTTCCTCGAATTTATATTTTACGACCTTGCCCACTTGTGAGCGAGGTATCTCCTCGGTTGGCAGGAATACTACGATCTGTTTTTCTTTATAGGTGATCTGAAAGAACAAGCCTACTCCTTCGAGCGGATAGCTCATACCTTTCATCTTTACTACGTTTTGAACCACTGAATTATCTGACTTGGGTTTGGTAGCCATGATTCGAGAGTAACAGGAAGAACACGAGCTACGTCAACTGCTTCTACGCAATTCGCTGGGGTTTGGTAAACGTCCCAAACGCCCCCTAGTGAGAAGTCTTTCATATTGTAGCCCATTTGACCGTTCCTCATGTGGGTAAGTAAATGAGGCTGCTTTACGGTTGCCAGATAAGCGATCTTCGCCTCTCCTGCTGCCGCAATATGGAGTGGTGCTGAATCATTTGTTATGACGTGCTTAGATTTAACGCATAGCCACATTAGGTCTGACAAGGACAGCTTGTTTCTCAAATCATAAACTCGGTCTGTGCAAGGGCTGAAGTCCAATACACCACGAGCTGAATCCATTTGATCTCCAACAATTACTGGGTACAAACCGTTTGCTTCACACTCTCGAATACACTTCTGCCACCAGCTTGCAGGGATGGTCTTAGACTGCCAATGTTTCCCCGGGTGCATTAGGACCATGTGATCACCTACAAACTCTTGCAAGTCCATCTCTGATTCTTCTCTAGTAATTTTTAAGTTCAGCTCCCAATACTTAGGCGGGAGATCTCTTCCAAACATTGCAAGGCAAGGGTAGTTTACAGAGTGGATAAGAAGTTGTTGGAA